CGAAGTTTTTAAACTTCCAAATCTGCATTGGGCAGGTATTGGTTCGGTTGTACAACCCCAAAGTATATTCCAAATTAAAGATACAATGAAATGGTTCCTAGACGGATACAGACAATACTATCCAAAGCATAGAGGCATATCATTTTTGCCAATTGTTGATCCAATGTTCTTATCAATATGTTGGTTGGACGATGATCATAAAGCAGAGATAAATGTATTGCTTGATGAATGTATTGATGAATACAAAATGAACAAAAGAGAAATTCAATGGTTCCGTACTATTCGTTCAGAACTGAATAGAGAAATTAGCGGACATTCTACACAAGCAATATCACCAGGTAGAAAGAAACGTTTGATGTTACAATTTGTTAGACACCAAATGGCATTAGATGAAGTACGTGGTACAGATACTCTTGCTATAGAACCTAAGTTACAACGATACTATGATAGGTGTAAAAACGATTTCCAATCAGATGTATTACAGTTTGATATCGAGGGCGTAGTAAACGGACCAGCATAAATGAAATATATTGATTACGTTTTACAACGAATCAATATTATAGGAAATAAACACATACTAGAATTTCCTATAACACTAGAGTCAATTGAAAGGTTGAGGAAAAATAAAATGAGTATAGAAGCAATACACGTGATAAAGTTTCTGAGCAAACAATTAGACGTAGATGAAAAGCTCGTAACACCTAATGCTAATCTTATAGATGATTTAGGAGCAGATGATTTCACTATGATTGAAGTTGTAATGGGCGTCGAAAAAGAATTTAATGTAAAAATATCAGACGATCAAGCTCAAGATATCACAACTGTACAAGATATTATAGACATTATTATTAAATAATCAGCCTATTTTACTAGTTGCAACCTCCCGCGAGTGACACAATATGTTGTGTCACGACAATTATTTCTAATCTTTTTTCAAAAATCCAATAATATCAATGACTTACAACTCCAAAAAAGACGTCATTTTGGTTGACAAATTGGCCAAAAGACTGTATTATAGTAGTATAGTTAATAAAAAGGAGTAACAAAATATGTCAAATCTTACTAATGTTTTAAAAGAAATAGACAAAATGGACAGCACAGAAATTAATACAGTTGTTCAAGCAATTAAAAACAGAAGAAATGCTATAGCAAAAAATAGTGTTTTAGGTTTTCAAGTTGGTGATAAAGTAGAGTTTAATGCCAGAGGTGGTGTTATTACAGGTACTATTACTAAAAAAGCAATCAAAAATATTACAGTAGATACTGGTGCTGGCAACTGGAGAGTATCAGCAACACTACTTAGAAAGGCGGCTTAATGTCAAAAGTTAAAAATTGGGCTTGGGATAAAGCAGAAGATAAACTAGACGACGTAGTTGAAAAAGTTGAAAAAGGTTTATTAACCAAAAGCCAAGCAGTAAAAGAAATACAAGACGCTGATGAAAATTGGGGTTTATTAGGTTTTGATACTGTTGATGATGTTATTGACTTTATTGATGAAATAGAAATACAGGTAACAGCCTAATGAGAAATGTTAATCCATATCTTTGTAAAAAAGGTTATTACATTACAGAGCAACACTTTGGTGATATACCAGGTGACGGATATAAGTTAATTGACACATCAGATTTAAGAGGTCCTTTTAAAACATTAAAAAGAGCTCAGGAAATTTTTAGCAGTATGTTTACTAAAGAAGATTGGAACTTTGGTATTAGAGGTCCTGAACATGATAATGATAATAAAGGATATAATACTATTTGGTATAACGTTAAGGAGACAGGATGAAAGCAGATATTAAACCGTTAGTTGATTTATTTAAAAAGCCTTCCATTACGGAAGTTGAGATTGTTTATGAAACTCTCGGAGTTAAAATATCTGAGACTTTAATGTTAGGTTTAGAAAAATCAACCGACCGTCTTTATGTTTTTGAATGGATGGTATATAACGAAGGCACACCAGCTGAAACAGGCGACTGGGTGGCTGGACGTTTTTTAACTTTTGAAAATAACAGTTGGGTCAGCAGACATACAAGCCCTGTTGTTAAGTTTAAAACTTATGAAGAAATTACAAAGTACTGGAATGAGAATATGGTTCTTCATCCAGGACCAAACCCAGGTACAAAAGAATATGATGATATGATCCTCAACAGTTACATTTGTGAGATGTCGGAAGGTATGGCTTCTCTCTCACACGTAGGATGAAAGAATTCTTGCTAGTTACTAGTAAGGAGTTCGAGAATGTTTTTGCCGGTGCGGCTGTTTAGAACTCGAACATAATGAAGATAAAAAAAAACAAATCGCGAGTCACTCTTTTTTGGCTTTTTATATAAGACTCACAAACTGATAAAAACGCCAAGTCAACTTTAAGTTAGTTTCTTTGACTTTAAATTAAAAACAGCACGTGAAGATGCTCCGGCGAATTACTCCTAACCCGAGTTAACTGTTGGAGCATTTTTTTAACCTTTGGAGGAAGGGTTATGACAAGGAGGAATTTAAAGGATCAAGTATATCCTGCTTGTGTTGGTTTGGGCAGAACTGGATTGTACCCAAACAGAGTTCACGAAGTTTGGAATGATCAAGTATTAAGACCAGTACCATTTCTATATATGTTTATACCTATGAGATGGCTGGACTGGAATAACAAAGGAGTTATGTTAAAATGGAACAAGAATTAGTCCCCCTAGTTGGCTTAGGTTTTATAATGCTAACATTATTATTTGTAGTATGGATGATGATTAAGTGGAACAAGGAAGATCCACATAAGTAATATATCATGAAACTCATATTAGTACTTTTATTATCAATTGTACTAAACGGGTGTGGCGTTATCGCACCAATAGGTACAGCAGGTACTTCTGGATATCAAACTTATAAGACAGTAACAATGGCTAAGGCAGGTGTCGACGTGGCCTTAACAGCTAACGACAAACAAACAACAACCGACAAAGCAGTTTCAATACTAGTAGGTCGTGAATGTAAATTAAGTCGTAGTTTAAAAGAGAAAGACCTTACTGTCTATTGTAAAGAATTAGAAGATTAACTACCTGTAGCTCAGTTGGATAGAGCGTTAGTTTGCGGAACTAAAGGTCAGGAGTTCGAATCTCTTCAGGTAGGCCAAGTTTATATTCGATATCTCGTTTAGTTTCTTTAGGTAATTTATAAGGTAATAAGAATAAATCTTGTAGGAACTTTTTATTTTTCTTTATATATTCTTCTTTAGTATAGTCAGGTGAACGACCTTCCCAGATAGCTAACTCGTCCTGGTGTTCATTCCATTTGTTGTTACAAAAAAATTCCCAATAAGAATACATATACTCTTACTTATCTTAATTAATCATTATATGAGTAGTTAATGGATTATTCTTAAGATTAACTTTCTAATGCTGTAATTCTAGCCTCTAACTCTTGTATCGTTTTAACCAATAAAGGTACTAGTTTACTTTGGTCTATTCCTTGAGGATCAATTTCAGATGAATGAAATTCTTTAAAGTCACCAATTGCTTTAGTAGGATTTTCGCCTTGTGTTTCAGCGTCAGCACTTGTATATAATATTGGTTTCATAGCATCTTTGGCTCCTGTAACTGCTTCTGGAACTACACTAGATACTTCGTGTGCTATAAAGCCATCTACTAATGTATTATCGCTGTCTGCTATAAAGTTAAACCTTGCCGGCTTTAATTGTTTTAATCTAGTTGTGGCATCCCAATCATAGTCAACATTTTCTTTAAGTCTATAATCCGATGAAGTATTATATGTTGTACTCGAACTACTAGTTTGTATTCTGCCAACTAACCCATTGCCGTTGTTAAAATGCATTAAGTCCCTAGTAGTAGTAAGGTTTGTTTCTATTAGTATCATACCTTGATTACCATCAGCATTTAGTTTGTAGCCAGAACCAGTACCGTTACCAACCCAGTACCTTGATCTTACATCACCATCACTAGTAACTTCTACCGACCTTGTCGTGCCGTGACCAATGCCCCAACGTTGTCCATTCTGTACATAGATACCCGCTGAAACATCTGAACCACTGCCAGTCATACTAGCCTGTGTGGCATGATATAAAACTGTTGAGCCAGCATCAGAACCACTGCCATTGTGTCGTAAACTGTAAGCGGCTTTGTAATTAGTTTTTGATATAATGGCTAGTGTTTCATCATTGCCCATTAAGTTATTTCCATAACCAGCATAGGTACCATTAGTACTTAATGTTCCATCTATACTAGTGGCGCCAGTAAGATCAACACCCGATGAGGTTGTTTCAACTTTTATTGAACCATTGTACATTAATTGTGTTTTTCCAGCGGCATCGGCCCTGATACCAACAACAGTACCTCCAGGATTCATTACATAAAAGTTACCTGCCCTAACTGATAAATTACCAGTTCCATCTTCTTTAATAATAGAGTCACCGCCATCGTGATAAATCTGTAGGTCAGACCCATTGCCAAAGATGGCTTTGTTGTTATCGCCAAAAGTTACATTACCAGTAAGTGTACCGCCTGCTAAAGGCATCTTTGTTGAGTCAGTAGCAGTAATACCGGTTAAGTTAGAACCATCACCGTGAAACTCATCTGCTTTAATATTAGCATAACTTGTTATAGTAACATTGCCTGATGTTGTTCCTGTTTCACTAGTATTAATTACAGCAAATTGATCAGCTGATTCATCCCATATGATAGCAACGTTGGCATCACTACCACGTTCTATTACTATGCCAGCATCAACATCATTGCTACCTGACTTACCTTTGTTTAAACCTATTAGAGGGTCTGATAAGTTAGTAACATCAAAGTTTATTTGTGTGGCTTTAGGTCTTGTTAATCCCATATGGTTGGTTCCTTTTATATATTGTATTTATTATTTTTAAGATAAGTACATATATTATGATATTCGAAACTTCTCAAGACACATATAATTTCACTGATTTAAATACTGTAAACAATATAGGTATTAAAATATCTGGTGGACTTGATAGTGCTATTCTTTGTTATATGTTATTTAAAACTATACACGAACAAAAACTTAATACTAATGTATATATTATAACAACTAATATGATTGGCAAAGCATATCAAGTAGAGTATTCTACTAAGGTATGGAAATGGTGCTGGAATAAGTTTGAGAATGTTACGTTGAAAGATCATGTTACTAATGAATGTAACCCCGATAATGAAGACTATGCTGAAGTTCAGAGAAAATTATTAGACGAACTTTATAATAACAAAACAATTGACAGGCATTATATGGGTGTTACAGCCAATCCTCCAGAAGAAGTATACGAAACTTTTGACGATATTAAAGGTGGTGATTGGATTGATGCTAGAGATTCAAATACTAAAAAACCACAAACAAGCAAATCTAAAAGCTGGCATCGACCTTTTGTTAACACAAACAAGGCAGGTATAAAAGAATTATATGACCAGTTTAATCTATTAGAGCCTGGTTCATTGTTTGATCAAACTAGAACCTGTGAGGAATGGACCAACGACTTTAGTAAGCATTGTGGTAAGTGTTGGTTTTGTAAAGAACGCTTATGGGGATTTGGTAAGTTAGATTAATTAAAAAGCCTGAAGGACAAGGTATCCTAATCCTATAAGCAATATACAATCCGCACAGACACTCCAAACGATATATGCTTTAAACATATGACTCGCCATTCTCTTTATGGGTTCTGGCATTCGACTTGCTAGGTTCCGGATCTGGTTCATCGTTCTGACCCTCCGTAATCATAGCTATATTACAACATGAATTAATAAAATAATACATATACTGCCTCCTTTATAACGACTGTTATTTATAATCGGAGGCAGTATTCATGTAATTAACTTACATTGCCGCGGCTATTTTGGCAACTTTAAACATTTCATTAGCTCGTATTAATCTAGTTATACCAATACCTCCACCTACTCTAGGTATAAAGTCTAATGATAGGAAGTCATTTAATTCCTGTTCTACACGTTCTTTACCAAACTTACCAAACAACAAGTCAGCATACATACCATCACTTATTGTATGAAACATCTCTCTCATCTCCGCTGTGTCTGAGGAGCGTTCAGCTGAACCTATTGTTTCTTGTCCTGCTATAATAACATCTATCTTAGATGCTGTACCATCTCCGTTTTGTTTCATATTCCAAAATGGACTAGTATGGTTTGGAAAGTTTTTAATCATACAAGCTCTTCCATTCCAATTTTGGCACATACGTTCTTCGTGTTCATGTGTTAGCTCATCTACTTTGTATATGTCTGCCCATTCTTTATAGTCTTTAGAAACTACATCATGCCTAGAACAAAAGTCCAAATGCTCTACTAACTCTTTTTCCATCTCTTCTAACTCTACTATTGTTCCTGGGAATTCAAATTCAAACATAGGAAATATTAAATCGTGTCTACCACTTATAGGATTTGGCTCTTGCCTATAGGAAGTGGAGACACAAAAAAACCCTGGCGTAGCAGGGTCATTAAGTAATTCATATTCGAGCCACATCTGGCCCGTCTGTGGCAGAGGCCACACTTGCCCTGAATAGTCATATGTTGAAACTGTAGTTGGATCTTCACAAGCGGCTAATATGCTTAACCTATTTTGTGTATGAACTTCTACGAAACCCTTGTCAATAAAAAAGGCTCTTAAAGAGCCTGTAACTTCTGCGAATTGTTTTGGTCGTATTAATTGTGTCATCTTCTTTTTCTCCGGTCAAAAAAAATTTACTCAAAAAAATTTTGTCATAAGACCGACAAAATTTTCTTCACAAGTATTTATACAAAAGATAATAAATGGCTCCGCGAGCTGGATTCGAACCAGCGACCCACAGCTTAGAAGGCTGTTGCTCTATCCACTGAGCTATCGCGGAACAGAGTGGAGTTGCGGGTAGGAATCAAACCTACATAAAAAGGATTTGCAATCCTTCGCATAATCATTCTGCCACCGCAACATTGGTACACCGTAGGAGAATCGAACTCCTCTTGCCGGGATGAAAACCCGGTGTCCTAACCGATAGACGAACGGTGCCCTGGTTCCGGAGAATGGACTTGAACCACTGACACAAGGATTTTCAGTCCTTTGCTCTACCAACTGAGCTACTCCGGATTAAGATTATATTATACATTAAGTTGAATCACTTGTCAAGTCATATGGCGGAGAGAGTGAGATTCGAACTCACGAAAGAGTTGCCCCTTTGCTGGTTTTCAAGACCAGTGCTTTCAACCGCTCAGCCATCTCTCCTGACGTAATATTTATAGGTGGGGTTAGGAGGCGGACATAAATGCGAAGCTTAAAAATTTTTTTGGTGGGTTACAAATTGCTACGATTCGTAGCACACGACCAGGCTCCTGTTGTGTAGCACAACGGTGCTACCCAACCACAAATGTCAAGCCTTATTGAGTGTCGTCTGGAAGCTCTTCTGGTTTAGGGATAGTCCAAGTTTCATATGGTATCTGGCGCCATGGAATAGCGTTGCCGTTTGAGTCTAACAGTAGTCCTTCTTCTATCTGACCACACATTATTCTAGACCCTCCCGTACGAACGTATAAGCAAGGCTTTACTGTTTCACCATTGTAGGTTTTTTTAATCTGATCTTGTTTTGGTTTTCTATTAACCTTGTATCCTGCCATAAAGCCTTTACTAGACAATAGTTATCTGAGTACGTCTATAAACTACCGTTAAGACGTATTACCAGGCGGTTTTATTTTTAGCAGATAAATAACAGCGAAAGTACATAGGCGTACTAAGGTTCCATCGTACATTGTCGTACATTAATCAAATTACATATAAGGAAAGATAAATGACAGAGGTCGTTAAGAATGCCATTGTGAATTACTTTGGCAGAAGGAATAGAAGGACAAGTAAAGATTTAGTTAGTTGGGCTAAAACAGAATACGGAAGTGATTGGCAATATGCTTTACAGCATATGATTGATACTGGACAGAAGCCCAAGGAGTATGAGAAATATATTGTTAAACAATGCCTTTAAAAGATTAGTGTGTAGAGTAGATATACAAATACTGAAACGATAACTGCTACGGAGATTAGCCCAGCGATGGTGTACAGTTTATTCATTAGCTATTAAGTAGAACAACAAACACGCCTACAAGAATAATCCAAAACAGTATAATCATCTTATACCAAAAGACTTTAGGGTCTATTTGTTCCCACTTCTTTTTTTCTTCTTCGCTTACAGTACTAACAGGTATTGACCAAGGACCCCATACCATTATCTTTTTAGTCCTTCGCTTAATAAGAATACGCCTGCTACTATACAAAACATTATTACTATTATACAAGTTATCATAGAGCGTAACTTAATATCATCAAAATTACAATTACAATACAAACAGCAAATATATAATTTATGTTATCAGTAACTAGTTTCTTAAACCAATGTAACCAATCCATTAATTTCCTTTCTCATCGAAGTCCATATACAATGTGTACTTCGCTGTTAATTCTTCGCCTGCTTTAATAGGCTTAATTGACATTAGATATACTACTGGCAGTTGATGCCAGAAGCCCTGTATTGATTTACAATTAGGATTATCTGAATGATTATAAAAGGCACCTAGTGCCGTTCTAATATGTCCGTGTGGAAAGTTTTTATTCTTTATATGTACAATGCCGAATACTGTATCAGCATTGAAATCTTTTGTAGCATAAAGTCCTAGACCTTGTACTTTAGATTCTTTAATAGTAATACCATCGGGTAACGGTTTGTACATTATACTAAACCTTTCCAGTCGTTGTTATCTTGTTCCGGTGTGTCAATGTTTGCTAAACGTTTAACCAGGTTATTAGGTTTGCTAATTGGTAAGCCACATCTATCAAAGTATCTATTGTCTTCTGTCTTGTATACGTGACTTAGAAATCCCCATCTTGTTCTAATGCTTTTCTTTTCTATCTTGCCTGTGTATACAGTTCCATCTTTTTGAATTAGTTTACGATCATCACCTTTCCATATACTTCCATATATTCTATCAAAAGGTTCCTCGTCGACTTTGTTAGTCTCTGGTATTATTATATCTTCTTTAAGATAATCTATTGACGGAGGCATAACCATACTAATATTTATTAACCTACTATTGTGATCTCTTCTACTGTAGCCTGAGGTACAGGTTCTGAATAGAATACATCTGGATAGTTCTTTAAGTAATACATTTGAGCTTTATGAAGTTGATCTTCTAACGTTTGACATCCTGTTAAGAATGCTACTGCTATAAAGCCTACAAATAGTAATACTATAAATTCCTTTTTCCTAAACTTCTTTGATTTCTTTTTCATGTTAACCCTTGAATTGATTGCCACACTCTGGACAAGTGTGAACTAGTGAATGTGTATGTGTTGATTCTGGAGTATCTTTTTGAAACCATAAGGAAAACAAAGTAGCAACTTCAGGATCAGCAAACGAATAACAGTACTCGCCTGTTGTTTTATCTGCTGTGAAATCGTAATCTTTATTCTTTCTCATACCCATACCTGCTAGAAAGTTCCTAGCATTAGGTAAAGGTCTTATCTTACTGCCCCAAACAACTTGTCCATTTTGATTTTTAAAGGTAAATGAGTACGTCATATCCTTTTTATTTTCTGCTTTAACTACAACGTCTGTCCAATCACTTAACACTTTAACCTCCTATGAGAATAGTTTGACAAGAATCACAACTTGAAGTACTAGAACAAGTAGAGCTGTAACAGTTCTAATCAGTTCCATTGTGTGATTCATTGTATCCAATTTGACTTCCAACTTCGTTTTATTATTATTTTTCTTTTTCATGCTTTATTATAACACGAAATTGGAATTGTGTCAAGTCTTATTCGATGTTTTTACAAGCTTCTTTGGATGCTTCTAGGCCAGCTTCTTTGTCGTATACCCAAACTGTACTGTAAACTACTTGCCCATCTTCAGCTACTGTACACTTTTTTCCAAAAGAAAAACTTGGATTATCGGGTAATTTGGCACAACCTTGGATCGCTATCGCAAATCCTAGTATTGTTATTGCTTTTAGTATATGTTTCATTCTATACTATAGCATTGATTTTGGGTATTGTCAACCGAAATGTTTGATTATTTCTATGATGTATGTCGTAAGCCTTTTAAAAACTTGACATCTTTTTTGAGTTTTTGGATTTGTTTGGTAAGTTCTTCTATTTCTTTTTTCAGTTTTAGTATCTCTTCCAATCCTCTATAGCCATACTCAGTGTAACCTTCACGTGTTTTTTCTGGGGGATTGAAATATTTGTTATAATCATTAACCACCTCTTACTCCTTATTGTTAATGTTATTGAGTTATTCTATTAATTTCCACAACAAATATTGTGGGTTTGTTAGTTTTTGAATTCTTACTGTAGGGTTTGAAGCAAACAACCCGTTAGCATATCTAATATAAAGTTCTAATGTAGCATACTTAGATGGATCTATATCACCTTCTGCTGTGTTTTGAACGTTAACAAAGAACTTTTGACTTGACCCATCAGCTTCAGCGGGTACTATATCTCCTACTATTTGAAGTTTAACAGCTTTCTTTCCTGCTGGTACTTCATATAACTTTGTATCATTAGCATAGAAGTATGATTTCTTTTCATTCATTTGTAATAGTTTATTCAACACTTCTGGTTTCTTAGCAAATGTATTGTTTAATGTTTTTATTGCTGTCTCACCAAACTTTTTAAACAAAGCCTTTTGCCATGATATGACTGTTGGGTTTTTTATAAGTTCAGCTTGATACCAATCACCAAATACACGTTGTACTAAACTATTACCTTCTTTAGCTAATTTCTTTATCTCTTCCTTTTTAAATGGTTTTCTATGCCAACCGCTTTCACTTGTACCTTTGCCATACCATATAGTGTAAGTATTTGCTGGGTATTCATTGCCAGCTTTATCTGTGTGAGCTTGTTTATTAAATTGTATTGCTCTTATTTTATCACCACCACCTAACTTTGCTTTTGCTCTGCCAGCCTTTGTATCAGGTGTAGGATGTACTCGACCATCGTTTGCTAAATTTAATACTGCTTCTACAATTTTCAGTTTCCATGTCTCCCACTCTTTACCGTGGTAGCTTTGGAATATGTCTCCTTTATATTCAAACCCTAATACAACAGGTGTTGTGTTAGCTAGTGTAATTCCTGTTTTCTCTTTTATTGATATACCTGAGTGTGTCTTAGAATCAAACATTACATCTGCTACAGCACCAGCATTACCTTGACCTACACCATCCCAACCTACTTTACCTGAGTAACCTATCTTATCTTTAATCCAGGCTCCACGCTTAACCCAAGCGTTGAGACCTTTCTTTGCTAGTTTCTGATTATCAGTTGCTTGTTGTATAACAAGATCAGGATTGATTAATTTGCCTTGATGATCAGCTAATACTTTTAAAAAGTTTCCTGTATTTGCTTTAGGATTTAAAAAGCCAAGTAGACAACCTAACTCACTATTGTATTGAGTTGCGGCTGAGCTCTCGCCCTCGTCTATAAGTTTTTCTGAAATGAATTCGTTGGCTCTCATAACTATATTTATTATATTGTAAGCAGGTCTGGGTCTGCCATCTCTGGTTGAATTGAGTCAGCATCAAACTTATTCTCAGTACTAGGTGGGAGAACTATACCTGGTAGTTTATCTTCTGGTACACAATATATCTGTTCAATAGGACGATTCGGACCGTAGTAGCTTTGAGTATGAAACAATAGTTCCACAGCATTCTCCATAACATACTCTTTACATATTTCCGAACTTGTATGCTTTGGATTATCGAAGATATATATGTCCTTATTCCCCTCTGGATTGAATCCAAGCATTACAACTATTATAATCCACACCTTAGCCATTACCACTCCTATATATAGCCCTGTCGCCAATTGTAAGCGTCATACAAGCGTCTTAATGAGTCATTGCTGTCAAACAGTTATCTAATAAAAACTCGACGCTGTAGTCTGCGGATATCTCGGACCTAACCTTCCAAAACACCCAATATCCATAACGTGCCAAAGAACACTAAACTAATTGTTACCGGATCCATTAGAACAGAACCATAACAAGAAGTATAATAATGACACACAATATTATACCTTTTAACATAGTAATACTTATCGGAATTAAGACCGGTCTATACAACTATCCGAAAAAAAATACAGCGTAAAAATTTTCAAACCACTCTCGTTATAGAATCAAAACTTTACAGCTTTATAAGGGGAAGAAAAATGAGAACAATAAAGACTGTAGTGATAACCATAAGACTATTAGTAGTAACAGTAACTATAACATTAGAAAGATAACGTGTAGTAAGAACTTATAAGAGAGTAATGAAAACGATAAAGGGCTTAAAGGGGTCTATAGACTGTTGATGAATTTTTGAGAATCAGGCTAGCCGCCGTGGCATTTCTGCCACAGATTTCTACTGTATGACCACCACCCCCAGACATTTTATTTTCATTCGTCGCCGGAGAGGGCTGACCCGATGTCCTCCGGCTTAAGAATAGATTCACTGTAATCTACTATAGCGTACAGTAGCTCACGCTGTACGGCCCCGCGTGTAGCTGGCTCGAGCTTCTAGCTCACGCGACTACACACGATTTTATTCGGGCCGTAAGACCCCAGTCACCGCGGCAGAGATGTGTGGTGTCCTGCCGCTATAAGACTGTTAATGGCTGGGCTACATAGACTCGAACTATGACTAACAGAATCAAAATCTGTCGTGCTACCATTACACTATAGCCCAGCACTTGTTACAAGAGTGAGTACTCACTCTTGGCCTCCTCCTACCCCTGTGTAGTCCTCAGGTACTCTTGCGGGACCTACATACAGCCTACCCTTTTTCTTCCCTACGGTTTATTCTACACGTTGTCTTTTCTGGCATTCTCATTATATTCATATAGTGATACTTCATCACGCTCAACCCAGCGTGTATGGTCACCATTAGCTATGAGGTAGCCTAGTCTATTAGCAAAGCATATGGTCGGACATATCTTTATTACTTCCCATATATACTTCTTCTCTTGCGATCGTAACTGCCGGTTTCGATTATTAGATGGCAAGAGTTCAACCAGATCGCCTGGCATCAATTGTGTTTTAAATGTCAATGTTTAATACCTTTTAGGATTCATCTAACTTATTAATACGATCGTTCTCATCAAGGAAGAAGGGAACGAATACCGCCGAAGCAAGTACTAATACAAATACTGTAAGGATACTATATTCAACCATTGCTGGCCTCCTATACGTTATCTAGTGGGTACAACTCTTTAGGAACAGACCTACCGCAACTACAACTCTCATCTGGCAGGAAGTCTCCCGGCTTTAATACACTTTTTACAATGTAGCCTAGGGGCCTAACAATAGCAGACGCTTTAGCATCGGCTTCGTCGGCGGTTAAGGCTTTAATGTAAGTAACGTCTTCGTGACTACAGTCAGCTATACGCGGTCTAATACCAATCTGATATGTATTCATTAGACTGTTTAACATAGATACTCCTGGTAGTTATAATAAAGGGGGTGGGTTAAGCGACGTCTTTGAAGCCCCAGTTAGCAACAACACTCATTTTGCCTGTAGGATCTTCAACAATATCTGAAACTGATACAGAATACATCTTACCTAAACGCTCGATCGCCTCTTCTGGACCAGCGTTTCCTACGTGGAACACGCCTTCTAGGCCGCCTTCTGTAGTAATATTACTCACGTGTGTGTAGTAACCTAGGTCAAAACACTCCTTGGCAATGGCTCCTGTGTCGTTTTTGCTGAAGCTCATGTCTAATTTCAGCTTCTGTTTGTGAACAGAATCGTGTCCATCACGGTTAATTTTGTCAACTTCTGGCTTTGTTAAGTGTATTTGGTGTAATTTGTACTTCATATTTTATCCGTTTTCTTATTTTATATGTATATTATACATTCAATTTTCCAATTTGTCAACCAAATACGCAGGTATTTGGCCTGTGTAAGTCGTTGATTTATATAGATTAATTAAAAAATAGTAAAAATATGCGTACTATCTTGGTCCAATCAGGGGCCGGAGGCCCCTGATTCATTCAAGAAACCACACAAATTGTGTGGGTATTTGGTAGATTTGGTGATGAATAGCCAATAAAAAAGGCCCCGAAGGGGCCTTTAATACCGTCTGAAGAAGCGAGATTACGCTAGTTCTTCGTCAGTTACCATTGGATCTAATGAATCAACAGTAGCGTTTTCAGGGATTTCCTGTTTTACAACTGGATTAATCTCTTCAAACTGAAGCTCTGTTTGACCTTCCAACGGTTTGTAACCATTGTCCATAAGAACAATAGCTCTATCCTCCGGCTTGTTAGTATACCTAACAACAACTTTTCCCGTAGGATGTACCAATTTTACTCTGTGAGAGTACTTCGTTTCCTTAATTTTCATACTTGCCTCCTCGACATTTCAATTAAAGTACAACTATTATAGCACGATCATAGGCCAATGTCAACCAAAAACTGGCCAAATTTTCCAATTTATTTCCAATTTGGCCAATTAAATGTGTTGCATTTATACAACATTAGTCATACGGCATACGCTAGACCCCCTATTTGACCACGATTCTTACGCTATAATCGTGGCCCATGTGCCCTGAGAGCCAGCTTTTCACTGGAATCTCGATGTGGGTTTCCCTAGTCCATCTATAATATATGTGTATTCATAGATGTTCGTCCGGTTAGAGAAGGCTCTTAACCCTGGTTTAGTGTGACCGGTGTCACTGATTTTCGTCTGATTTGAGTCCGCAACGTTTCCTTATTCGCCTGTTATGAGGCCTAGGAGTCCCCTGGTGCCCATTGTATATCTTCGTTTCCTTCAGGGTTTCGCATATCTCCACGTATTGGTGCTTGGAATTTAGCAATTTATAAGTATACTATAACACTATAGGAACAAAATGTCAACCGAAAAAGCCAAAAAACCTACTTGCTATGCCCCATTTTTTAATGTATACTTAAGATCTAGTAGTAAAGAATCGCGTGTATGCTGTACAGCCGGCCAATCACACCACTTGAAAAGCAATGAAATGTCAGAAGTATTCAATAATCCTACAGCAATTGACATACGAGAGGCCATGCTAAAGGGAGAATGGCACCCGGCCTGCTACGGTTGTTATGAAAAAGAACAATTAAATGAGCCATCTGATCGTCAAGTATATAACGACTGGTACACAGAAGCAGTAAAACAAAACAATATAGATCCTAATAACCCACTAGAACTAGAGATGGAAGAACCAATATGGGCAGATATTAGGCCGTCTAACTTATGTAACCTTAAATGTCGTATGTGTTATCCTGACAACAGTACAGAAGTGGCCAGAGAACAAGCAGACATATTAAAAGATAATAAGGATACATTTCAGGTATTAGAAAAAATACCACTTAATAAGCTAGAGGAATACTCACAACGTAAACACTATACATTACCGGCCCTTAATAAATTAATTAATATAAAGCTACTAGGGGGAGAACCTACACTACAATCAGAAGTGTTCGATATAATAGATCAATTAGAACCTAATGACCATAGGTTTATTAACATTACTACTAATGCTTCTAGCAAACAACAGTTACAAACTATTATACCTAAGTTAAAAGATGTAGCACAAGTTATGTGGAATATTAGTATAGATGGGGTTTGCGATCATTTCGAATATGTAAGAACACCTGCTAAATGGGACCGGTTCAATGAATGTGTACAGTACTTAAAAGAAACTAAAGTAGCACGACATAATACTTTAATTGGTTTCAATTTTTGTGTACAAGCATGGAACTGGGAAAGCGTCCCACTAGTGTTAGACTATTGTGAAAGTATGGCAGGGTCCAGATATGCTATTAATATGGTGGACCAGAACCACTTAGGCCTTGCTGTAATACCCTTAGATGCTAGAGAGCGTCTATTATCTACGCTAGAAAAAAAAGGTTGTCGGAGACGTGAGACGATGAAAAAATGGTGCCAATCAATCCCATTCCAAGCTGAATTACTACCCAAGTTTTGGCAACATACAGTACTATTAGATCAGCAACGTGGTACATCATTTCCTGAATTAAATCCACTATTAGCTGAATCAATGCTTAAACACCTTTAAAAATAGATTAATTAATCAATTACTCCTTTATAATAGCAAATTAAAGCAGTACGAACGATAGTGAGTACTATACGACTCTGTCGTATCTTTACTGTAGTTACTGTAGTTACTACTACTAGCTATAAGTGTTTCGACCGGTAATTCTTACACACACAGTAAAAAAGGTTGACATTCAGAGCAACTCGTGTTATATTGTGTACATAATGAATATTGATACTGACGTAAAAAAGGTTAAAGTAACGTGTACGGATAACGGTAACTCAGTTGAAGCAGTAGTTGATAGGTTCAGAGAGCATGACTTTATAGATGTTATTATGGCAAATACTAAAGTCAGATTAAAATATAACTCTCAGTATGGCAAGGCTTATGTTGGCTCAGCTGTAGGACTTGAGTTTACTGTTAAAGGACCTACTATACAGTTTATAGACTAGTAGTTTATTGTATAGCAGAAAAAATTTTAAGGCTCCGCCCTTATATGTGCCGCCGCTCTGGGTCCTAATTATAAGACGTTATATTAACCACGAAAAAATTTTTTTACTCCGTTTTTATAGGCCGCCGACCACCAATCATTTAAATACAACACAATGACAATAGACTGTAAATTCCTTGATCATGCTTTAGCTATACGTCCTAATGGAAGGGTGTTGCCTTGCTGTCGCTATACAGGAGATGAAGAAATACTTACTGATAATAGTGAATATAATAAAGAATTCTTGTTTAGTAGAGCTAAAGAACCTATGAAAAAAGGTAATTGGGCGTCTGGTTGTGAGAAATGTCACATACAAGAGTCAGCAGGTAATACTAGTATGCGAACAGAGTCTTTAAGGTTGTTTAATGATTTAAATATCTACAATTATCAGTTTATACGCGGTCCTAGACCCAATAATCCTAATATAGATGGTACATTAACGTTCTTAGAGATAATGATAGGTCGTTATTGTAATTTAAAGTGTCGTATGTGTACACCGGAGTTAAGTACAAGCTGGGACGAGGACATTAATAGAGATAATTCATTAATTAGTGAAATGTTTTATAATCCTAGTGACTGGGAAGAGGCTAAGAAGCTACCTAAAACAGTAGATACAATGCTTAACTTAGATAAAGAAGCTTGTAAGGATCTAAACGAGATAAAAATTACAGGAGGTGAACCCTTTTTATCCGACTATCTTGACGAGTTTCTTCAACATCTAGTAGACTGGGATTTAGCACAAAATATTACATTAGATATATTCACTAATTGTACATTTATACCTAAAGAAAAGTATATTAAAAACTTTAATAAGTTTAAAATGGTATTTCTTAATTTAAGTATAGATGGTATAGAAGAACGAGGTGAGTTTATTCGTAAAAAGAGTGATTGGAAAGCAGTAAGCAGTAATATTAAATGGTATTGCGATTATGCTCTTAATAATGAAAACATTTATGTAACTATAGCAACTACATTGGTCTTATATAATGTTTATTATTTAATTGAATTAATTAATTGGATTGATAACAATATTCCTGACAATATATTAAATGGACAAAATGAATTAAACTTTCTATCGACAAATAAATGTTTTACGCCCACTCATTTAAGCATATACAATTTAAGTGTTGATAAAAAGAAAGAATTAATTAATAAATTAGAAAAAGATTTTAATTACATTAATAAAGAAGTTAGCCAAGTAAAAAGAAGTAGTAAATTAGAAGGTGGCGGACAGTGGTCGTGGAATGTATATAGAATAATTAATCAAATTAAAGATGATTTATCTAAAGGAATAGATAGTCGTAAAGGCAATAAAGCTAAAATTACTTCATTTAATTCATTTAATAAACGAGAATCTAAGTTAGATAAACTACGAGATGAAGATTGGACTAAAGTATTCCCTGAATTAAAGGATTTTTTAAATGACTAGGGATGATGTATTCAATAACGTTACATTATACTTGGTAACAATTCCACAAGGAGCCGGAGGTGCTTTTTTAGGATATTTACAACGTGTTTATATGGGATTTAAGCCACCATTAGCAGAATCACAATTTCCTAAACTAAACAGATGGGATGATGTTAGAGGTGCTTGGGTTGATGTACATCAAGTCTTTGCCAATGACAATGATAGATTTTTTCCATTTAAACTTGATGCTTTAATAGGTCCTCGAGCTTCAGTAAAAGAAAAGAATAATATATCAAAGAAATATAATGATGCTTTTACTATATGGTGGGATCATATATCTGGAAGAAACTACGAAACACACGATGGAATTAATAAATTTATTCCCCCAGAGCTAATTGATGTTGATGAAAATATGATGAATCCACTTGCTGATTTTATCGCAACACAACAAATTCCTAGAACTTTAGCTGGTAATTTAGGTTACTTCTTTATTCAACATGAATATCTGTATGGAATAAACAAATATTTTAAAAAAGTAGAACACTTACTTACAATTGAATGTGATTTAGAAAGCCACATATATTGTAACAAATTAAAACGAATTAAAACAGGAATACAGAGTCTTGTAGAAGGTAGACCAGAATGTCATTTCGATAATCAAGCAAGATCTAATAAAGAGTTTCCAGCTAAAATTAATATTAACTATAATAAATTCTTTTTTGAACAAGATATGAATGAAATAGAAAAGTTTTTAGTAGGAACACTACCAATTAATGATGTTAATCAAGAAAGATTAGACCCTATAGTTGATATGATTAAAACATATACAAAATTAAATAAGGAACTTTTAAATGAGTAATTTAGATTTACATGGTTATTATGTACATGATGCTTGGATAGAGTTTAAAAGTTTTATTAATGAACAAAAACATTTAAAATACGTTACAGTAATCACTGGGAAAGGAAAAATACAAGAAGAATTTCAACATTGGGTTAATACAAATCCAATATTAAAATCCTGCGAGTTACTTCCAACAGGTGGTGCTTATAAAGTATACTATAAAAAGGATAAAAACAAATGAGAGAATTTACATTATACCCACACGGTGGAGGTCGGAACTTTTTAGGTGCTTTACAGGTTGTTATAAGAGGTATGGAAAGTCCTAAACAAATCCAGGCTGTAATAGAAGGTCGTAACTTGTTTGACGACACTTATCCACCTGTTAATTTTAATCCTGAGTTTTTTATTCGTACACCTTGGAATAAAGAATTAATTAGATGCCAAGAAGTATGGATAGAATATTTAAGTAAAAGACGTACACAAGCATCAGCTAAAAAACAAATAATTGATTTATTAAATGAATGTTATCAAGGATCATTTCATTTAAAAACAGCATTACCTACAATAAGTCGTTATTCAATTGTTTGTATAGTAGAAAGTCAACTATTACATCAATGGTTAGACCAATTAGCAACAATTAAAAAAGATTTAGAGAAATATACTAAAACAAATGTTCATGAGAGTAACTTATGCTTCAGTAACAACTTAGATCTATTACATACATATAGAGCTGACTGGAGTTTTTCTTATAGCGATATGTTTTTTGAGTTAAATACAACACTACACGAAGACTTCATAAAAAGGACTGAAGATTGTTTCAAAGTTAAGTCCGCAGTTGACCTTAATACAATTACAGACTTAATCAATAATTATAATGAAAGAAATCATCAAATATTAATATATGAGTAAAACATTTTGCCCAATTCCTTGGATATTCCAAGCAGTTAGAAATAACGGTGACATAAGAGTATGTTGTCAAGCTAACGTAACGCCTAATCAAGGTGTTGTACGACATTCTGATGGCACTAGTTATAATGCTGGACGAGATTCATTTGATGAAGCCAAAAATGCTGAATTAATGAAGATAATTCGTAAGAATATGTTAGCAGGTCGCTGGAGTGAAGAGTGCGGTCGCTGTAAACAAGAAGAAGAAGCAGGATTACAAAGCAGACGCTTGTACGAAAGAGAACATTGGGATTATTCATTTGATCAAGCATTAAAAGAAACAGCTATCGATGGAAGTATAACAGTTCGTAATCAATATTACGATTTACGCTTCGGTAATATGTGTAACTTGGCTTGTAGAATGTGTGGACCTACAGATAGTCATACATGGTATGAGCAATGGTTAGGTTACCACGGTGGAACAGGGTACGAAGATACACACGGTAAAGTTGAGCTTACTCGTAATGCTAAAGGTAGATTAACAACTACTGACTACGATTGGCATAATTCAGAAACATTTTGGGAACAAATAGAAAAGAATATTCCTTATATTGAACACGTTTATATGGCAGGTGGTGAACCTATGATGATTGAACGTCATTATGAATTCCTACAACGCTGTATTGATAGTGGTCATGCTAAAAATATAATGATTGAATATAATACTAATATGACAAGTCTTCCACCTAGAGTATTAGAAATGTGGAAAGAATTTAAGCAAATAAGAATAGGTGCTAGTATAGATGGAATGGGAGATATGTTAGAATACCAACGTTGGCCTATTAAGTGGAGACAAGCTAAAGTTAACCTAGAAAAAGTAGACAACTTACCTGATAATGTTATAGCCTGGATAGCCTTTACAGTTACAGCATATAATATATTTCATTTACCTGAATTTATGATGTGGAAGTTAAAAGAGTCTGGATATAAAAAGATTAATTCAAGTTCAGCAAAGCCTATTATAACACATCACGTAGCACATGGACCTAAACGTGCTAATATTAGATTATTAAATAAAGAATTAAAACAAGATGTACACGAGCATTATGATTATTATAAGAATAAATTAGCAAAAGACGAAACAATTGATTCTAATATTAAAAAGAAATTCAATAAAATATTAGATAGTGTAACAAACTATATGGATGCCGAAGACTATTCAGAAAAAATACCTGAATTTATTAAGTTTACAAAGTATTTAGACCAAGAAAGAAAACAAAACATACTAATGGTTACACCGCAGTACAAGGAAATGTTTGATGAAAATAGGACCACAGGAACCAAGTGAATATAACGAAGAACTTCTTACAGACGCCCACTATCCTGAAGATGGAATACAAGTAGTGGCTGAATACGACTTTGCTGATGCTCCTGAATGGGCAATACCTAGAGAATGGGTGATGAGGAATCAATACGATTGTTAAAAGATGTTTATAGATGTAGATAAAATAAAAGAATTAGAAGTAGAACTTTCTACTTATTGTAATGCTGGTTGTCCTGGTTGTAGTAGACATTGGTGGGGGACTAGTGATAAATTACCTAATTTAATAGAAGAACACCTTAGTATAGAAACTGTATCATCAGTAATATCACAAATTCCTGATCCTTCTATCTTAAAAATACAATTATGTGGTAACATTGGTGACCCAATGATGAACCCTAAGGTGTTAGATGGAATTAAAGAATGGATATTTGATTATAATGTTAAAGCTATTGCTATTGATACAAATGGTGGATTAAGAGGCGAAAGTTTCTGGCAGGAACTAGCTCAAATACCTAGAGTTTTTGTAACATTTAGCATAGATGGTATGGAAGACACTAATCACATTTACAGAGTAGGTGTTGATTGGAATAAACTGGAACGAAACTTTATAACATTTATTGAAAATGGCGGAAATGCTGAATGGAAATTTTTGATATTTGAACACAACAAACACCAAGTTTTAGCCGCAAGAGACCTCTCAAGATATTATGGTTTTACTAGATTTGTTCCTAAAATGAGTATGAGAGAGCCAATGTCAGCAGTTGGTACCGGCAAATCATTAACTACAAAAGAAGCACAAAATATTAGAAGTGAAAAGATTGACAACATAGATCATGGTGAAAATATTAGCTGTAAAGCATTAGATATTAAAAGAATTTATTTAAATGGCGAGGGTAGAATATGGCCTTGTTGTTATACAGCACAACGTTACATGAAAAGCCAAGCATTTTATCCTAAACAGTTTCAAGAGAAGAATCCATACCTATTTGGATGGTATGAAAAGGGATTTAATAAAGCAAAAGATCATAGTTTAAAAGATATATTAAATCACGAAGCCTTTGCTCATATTAAAAGCGAATGGGAAAATAAAATTGATTGTGAATATAAAGTTTGCTGGGACGTATGTAAAGGCCAAAGTTGGGAAATGAACAACGACATAGATCAATTTGACCAACTTGGAGCAGACTGGGGTGGTAATCCGTGACACATATATACAAACACAGCGTAATTCCTAAAACAATGCCAGAGGAAGAAGTATTTGAAAATGTTACAATATACCTAGTAACGTTTCCAGAAGGTGCTGGCAATTCTTTTATGGGATATTTACAACAAGTGTATGGTGGAGACTCTGGCTTTAAACCGTTATATGTTGATAAAAATATTTCTTGGTCAGGAAAATTTAAGACTGGTATTACTATTTTTAATCTTTTCCCCATGGATAGTTTTTTACACCCTGATGTTGAGGGATTAAAGCCAACAGTTATAGCTCCAAGGGTAAGTATAGGAGGCAATGAAGGTGACCCTTCTTTAGCAAAAAAAATACAAGACCTTTGGGGTATAAGTTCTACTGTATGGCTTAACGATCATCCTACTGAGAGTCGATCTGAAAGGCGAAAAGAATGTATGTTTCGATTAGCTCGAATTATAGGTTCTCAAACATTCAAAAAATATAGAACTCTTAACGGAAACATTGGTGCTATATTATACTCTCATTATGCTCCATACGGAGTTGAAGGTATAAACAAATATTTTAAAAATGTAAAACACTTACTCGCAGTTAATCCTGGTGATGTAGATACAGCAATTTATTGTGAAAATTTAAAATACACCAAAAAAAACAATTACTCTACTAATCCAAATGAAAGACAAATACTTGATAAAGCAAAATTTGTAGTAGAAACATACGAAAGTGTTCTTAAACATAATCCAGCTGAAGTTAATATAGATTATAAGAAGTTCTTTTTTGACAGAGATGAAGACGAAATAAAGAAATTTCTACAAGCTACGATGGATATTGAAGAATTTGATAACACAAAACTTAATATTGTAAGCGACATGATTAAATCATATACAAAAGTTAATATAGAATTGTTAAAAGACGTAACACTTTCTCCTGAATTTCGAGACGTGTTAAGGAATATATCATGAATGATTTAAAATGGAGCAATTACGACTTTACTAAAATACCTTATGATGATTTAGTAAGAGTAGGACAACGTACTATGTTATATCGAGATATGTTTACAGTATCTTGGTTACTAGGACGTTTTTGTAACTATAAATGCTCGTACTGTTGGCCTTATGCTCGGAGTGATAGAAAAGATCATAGACCGACTCAACTATGTTTACAGACAATAGACGAAATAAAACGGCAGGCAAGAGAACGAGGATTTAATAGTTTCCACTTTAGTTTAAGTGGAGGCGAACCCACATTTCACCCAGGTTACTTAGATATAATGAAGCACTTGGCTGATGATGTGGGTAATACAAACTTTACTAGTGTACACATGACTAGTAATATATCTAGAAATATGAAATGGTTTGAAGAATATGTTAAAATTGTATCATCGTTCCATAGAGCCAGTATTACGGCTTCATACCACAGGGAACACGTTAACACACAAGAGAAAAGAAAAGAATTCGCAGATAAACTTTGCTTTGTCCAAGAACACGACGTCCAAGTCACAATTAACCAAGTCATGGTCCCAGAATGGTTTGACGAATTATACGAGGAGTCATTATATTTCCACGGCAGAGGCATTAATGTTACGCTCAAGCCTCAATCAGATCCTACAGCGTCAAAAGTCGTTGAAGGCTACACGGAAGAGATGCTTGAGAAGTTACACAACGGAATGCCACAAAGAGCATTCACTGAATCTAAAAATATAAATGTAGTAAGACCAAAACCTCAATTTATGAGGGCACCAGACCCTATATATAAAAACTTTGATGAGGATAGTATACCACAACATTTTCAAGTTGAATTTAAAGACAGTAAACACAAAGAATGGTACATGGACCAAGCAGAAAGGTTTAATGCTTTTAACTTTAACAAATTCACAGATTGGGAGTGTAGTTCAGGTTATCGTAGTATCATAATCAGAGAACCAGACGGCAGTATAAAAAGAAGTTACAGTTGTATGGATGTTCCACTAGGTAATATTGAAACAGGATTTAAATTGTTCAGTAAGCCTATGAAATGTATTAGCCCGTCTTGTGTAAGTTCAGCTGATAGTAAGATACCAAAACGTGCCCCTGGAACTAAACTACCACTATTTCCAGGAGACACAACATATGAATAATTTAACAGTTGTACCTGTAGGAGCAGGTAGTAATTTTATAGGCTACTTACAGCAATATATGAACAAAGGAACATTAGCATCAGTTGATCTTAAAGCAAAAAGAAAAAAGAATTGTTGGAATGAATATAATATTAATTCAGACGTAGAGTTTTTTATAGATTGCGATAAAGATACATTTACCTGGTGTTATAAGTTAGCTAACATTAAAGAAAATAAAAAGATGGCTAAACAAAATGAAATTAACAAGTCATGGGATGACTATTTAGAAACTAAAGTAGAATATAGTTTAAAACTTACATCTTTTAACTATCTTGATATATTTGAAAGAGCAGATCCTAAAATTTGTGAAGAGTTTTTACGAAAATTATACACTAGTTCTAAACCTTTGTATCCTACGTTCAAAATAGATAATGCTATTAATATGATTAAACAATATAACAAACATAACAAAGAAATATTAGCAAGATGAATGATGTAGCACATCCTAAATATGAAAGATTACAAGCATATAAAAATACATTTGCTAGTATAGAAGATTGGAATGAATTTGTAGGGAAACTAGGTTTAATAGAATTACAAAATATTACCGAAGAGCTCTGGTTATATTTGTTAGAAAATAACGAATACAAAGCATTTAACAGTCTTCACAAGCAAAATCAAGCAAAGATAGATGTATTAGATTTTTATTGGAATGTAATACCAACTGGTGCTGGCAGTAGTTTTATAGGTGCTCTACAATCATATCTATTGTTTAACTATGAAGTACCAGATCCTAATAAACGAAAAAATAACTTATGGGACGACGAGTATGGTACTAGAATGACAATGAACTATCCTCAAGTTGAGAACAAAATAATTAAAGGTAATAGTGACTATCAAGACAAAATAGTATCTTCAGAAAGAATATTTCAAAGATTATTTAACGGGTATGAAACTTGGTATACGTTATTTGAACAATATTATTCTACCCTAACAAGTACTATGACTCATAACGCTCAAAACTTTCGAGGGGCTGAAAAGGTATTTGTAGAATTTACTGTACACAATTATCTTTTATTATTTGAATTGTTTGGTAATTCTAAAATAAATCTGTTTATGGATTGTACCTGGGAAAGATTTAAATGGTGTTATCTTTTAGCATTTTTTAAACATGAAGAAAAGGGAATAAACCCTGAATACAAAGTATCTGCTACTAGAAGAGCATGGTACTGTAAAAGGGCATGGGAAATATATAAAATAACAAAGCAGTATCACAAACCATTAATCACAATTGACTATGAATTACTTTTTATACATCAAGATGAGGATACTATTAAAAAACTTATATATGAAACACTACAAAGAGACCCTACTGATAGGCAAATAGAATATTTAGGCAAACATTTAAATATGTATACAAACAGAAACAATAAAATAATGGAAACTATCCCAACAAAATTATGGGATAAATTTACAAAATGAGATATGAATTTGAGGACTATCGCAAACCTAAAAAAGAACCTGAGCTAGAATCGTGGCCTTTTTGGGTGTTACCTATTGAAAATGTTAGAGGGTATTTTATAAGATTCTTTCTTTTATTGTTTATTTTACCAATAGCTTTCACTGGCTACTTGTTTACACCGGCCACAACATTTATGTATTTTATAATATTTGATTTAGCTGAATACTGGAAAGTAAAACGTGGTAAAGGAATGTTTGAACCATAAGATAAATACTGTTAAGCACAATAAAAGACTATCACTATGAACAACCCATTTACCAAGCACCCGAAAAGTGTTAATGAATCTTACTTGGTACATTTGGTTCATGCCCTAAGATTTGCGGCAGAATTTTACATATTACATTTAATAGTTATAGTTCATGCTTTCCTTCCTTTTTTATTCCAAACTACAGCTAGTGATAGGATTAGGAAACTAATCACCAAAATGGACCGTCAAGATCCGTCAAAAAACCCCCCAAAACCACGAAATCCGTCAATTTCCGACTGGAAACCACCCGTAAGAATACCATAAAACCTAGTAAAATCAAGGGTTTATACCACCAAAAAAAGACGTAATTTCGGTTGACAGATTGGCCAAACGACTGTATACTATGTAGTATAGTTAATAAAAAAGGAATAAAATGAAGTTAGATAGATTTACAATTTTTGCTTGTTTTTCAGCCGAAGAACAAGAACTCATATCAAAATATATTAGTCCTGACTGTGAATACAGCAGTTTTAAAAATATTCCTATGTCATTATATGACCAGATAACTAGATTGTTACCTAAGAAGAATAGAAGAATTAGATTTAGAGGTACAAGCAAATCAAATTACAACAGGCCTAGAGACTTTATACATAAAGACAAGGCTGACACTTTCGCAATATATTACGACAACAACACAACATTACATTTAGGTGACCCTAGATACGGAGGAGGAGCAACAGTATGAACCAACCATGGGAAGTAATACAAAAATTAGGATCTGATAATAGCAGACTGTTTAAAGAATCTGTTATATTAGATGAAATTAACAATAAGAATCACATATTCTTTCATGGTAGTAAGTTAGCATTAGACAAACTTATTACTTTTGGTGTTAAACAAGTACCTGAAGCAAAAGCAGATGGTAAGGGTTTACCGTGGAGCGAATTTATAACTGAACTAGCAACACCTTTACAAAACAGAGAGTTAACAGGTCACGATGCTAGGGATAAAATTATTGAATTAATGGAAAGAGCTACAGTTGAACAATGGAACGACTGGTATAGACTTATTCTTATTAAAGATTTTAAATGTGGTACAAGTGAAAAGACTATAAACAATGTTGCCAAGAAAGCAAAGGCAAAAGAGTATATGGTTCCTACATTTACTTGTCAATTAGCACACGATTCTGCTAACCACGAAAAGAAATTAGCAGGTACTAAACAAATTGAAATTAAACTTGATGGTGTAAGAGTTATTACTATTGTTAAGAAAGATTCAGTTGAAATGTTTAGTAGAAATGGTAAGCAGTTTACTAACTTCGATCATATATGTGAGGAAATTAAAGCAGTAGCAAACTTTGATGAAGACATGGTATTAGATGGTGAAGTTATGAGTGAAAACTTTCAAGATTTAATGAAACAAGTTCACAGAAAGAGTTCAGCAGGGGCAGTTGATGCCGTGCTGTACTTGTTTGACCTAATTCCATTAGCAAACTTCAAGAAAGGTTTGTGGGATAAACCTCAAAACAAAAGAAGTGAAAGTGTGAAGGTCTGGGTCGAAGCAAATAGCCAAGCACTTCCACACGTTAGAGGTTTAGAGTGGGAAGATGTTGACCTCGACTCCCCACAAGGTCAAGCAAGGTTTAAAGATATTAACAAGAAAGCAGTTGAAGGTGGTTACGAAGGTGTAATGATTAAAGACATTGAAGCTGGTTATACTTGTAAAAGAAGTCACAGTTGGTTAAAGATGAAACCATTTATTGAAGTTTCATTAGAAGTAAAAGCAACAGAAGAAGGCACAGGTAAAAACGAAGGTAAATTAGGTGCTTTGGTTTGCGAAGGAACTGACGATGGTAAAGATATTAAAGTTAATGTTGGTAGTGGTTTAACAGACGACCAAAGAGATAGTTTTTGGGCAGACAAAGAATCACTAATTGGACAAATAGCAGAAGTAAGAGCAGATGCTGTTACACAAAACCAAGATGGAACTTACAGTTTAAGATTTCCAAGGTTCAAAACTTTTAGAGGTTTTGAGATAGGAGAAAAAATATAATGAATTTTGTGGGTGAAGGCCCTAACGACAGATGATGAACATAGCAGACGTGAAAATGATAATTCTAATCCGTCATAAGGACTTTTGCTCGTGGCTAACACCTACAGAACAAATAAAGGAGGACAAATGAGTGAAGCAGTAAAACAAGAATTTCCGCCAATCATAGACGGAACTTACAAAAAAGATGATCCACATAAGGACATCGGTAAACAAAAATTCAGAGTTAGACAATACTATAACGCCTGGGTTGAATATGATGTAGTCGCAGAAACTAAAGACGAAGCCATAGATGCCGTAATAGATCACGGTGGTATTGAAAAAATAGAATGGCAAGAAGGTTATCATAAAGATGAGCCAGTTGAGGTTTATGCTAATGACTATAATTATGTGGAACAAGATGACACAGTAAAAGTAGCAGAATGTGTTCCATATGAAGATTATGATTCAGACACAGGTAAACATTTTGACAACTATGAAGACCCTGAATGGACTTCAGATGATTATAGATGGAAGAAGGAAGAGGAGCCAGCTTAATGTCATTACCAAGTAGATTAGATATAAAAGGCCATTCAAAAGAAATGGCCTTGCTGGGCGAAAAATCAGCATTATTAGATGTACAAAATAGTGTTCAAAAAAGACTTATCAGAGTTAATAAAAAACTACAAGATATAGAACATAAAAGAACAGTCAATTTATTAAAGGAATCTGGGACGAATGCTAACACTAAATGATATAGGCGGAGAATTAGTTAAAAAAGATCATAGATATGAGGTCAAAGATAATAATACTCTTAAGAATCTAGTAGTAAGTTCTACAAAGATGAGGCCTAATAAAGAAACTAATGGACATAAGCACGAAGGACAAGAAGAAGTGTATATGTTTATTGAAGGTAACGGATATATGACTTTAGATGATGATAGATTTATGGTCCAAAAGGGCGATATGGTTTTAATCAAAGATGGAGTATTCCATAAAGTTGAATCTGGACCTGGAGGAATTTACTTTGTATGTGTGTTTGATGGCGGGCGACACACAGAAGAAGATCTAAAGCAAAAAGAAGAAGCCAATAAAATAATAGATATGTACGCCAAGAAAGGAACATAATGATTGACACAATCAATAGATGGGCTGGCGAATGTATAATTCATTGTGGCAGAGAGCTTACAGACTTCGAAATATACGGAATTATGCTGATTTCATTGCCATTTGTCCTATTTTTTCTTACAAAAGACTAAAAAAGCCAACAAATTCAATGATTTAAAAGCACAAATACTGGTTGACAGATTGGATATTTGGTGCTATTATAATAGTATAGTTAATAATAAAGTTAAGGAGTAAAAATGTTAGAACAAGCAATTAAAACACTACAACAAGCAATCAAACAAGACTACATCGATTGGTCTACTTCATATGGGAAGAAACCATTAACTGGTTATTCTAAAGAGCAGGTAGATAATTTCGATGATAATATGTCTGTTAAAGACGGTAAGAAATATATCAAAATTATCAGAGATAGAAGTGTTTGGGGTTTCATAGTTAAGGAAGACTTTAAACATTTTAGAAAAGGTGATATTTTAAAGGCGGCAGGTTATAATGCTCCAGCATTAAATCAAGCCAGAGGTAACATCTTAGATGGTGGTTATACAATCCAATGGACTGGACCACTTTACTTAAAATAGGAGGAACAATGGGATTAGAAAAGAAAGTATTAAATTCAATCAAGACTACATTTGAGTCAAAAGGTTTAACAAAACCTATGGCTTGGTTTGAGTATGGTACTCTTTGGGCTGACACAGAAAATCCGATGGCTGTTGCTCTAATAAAAGATTCAATTGAAAATGTTATTGTACCAGCAACTGGTGACCCAGATAATTTTGGAGTCAAAGTAACAAAATTTAAACCAACAAAAAGGGAGCCTTGGACACATTGGGCTTTTGATTTCTAAAAATGGATAGATTCTTTATTGGCGATACCCATTTTGGGCATGACGCCGTATACACATTTACACATCCTGACGGAACAAGGGTTAGAGATATAGCAGATAACTCTGAGGAGGGCGATGCTATTATGGTTGACCGTTGGAATAAGGTTGTGAAACCAAACGACAGAGTTTATCATTTAGGTGACGTAGCATTTCCTAGAAGGAAATTGGCATTACTTGATCAACTAAATGGAAATAAGATTCTTATAAAAGGCAATCATGATATGTTTGATCTAAAAGATTACATGAAATACTTTAAAGATATCAGAGGAGCATTTGAACTTTATAAGATGATATTAACACATATACCTGTACATCCTGACCAGCTTTATAGGTTTGATGCTAATATCCACGGTCATATACACGATACCACGATGGGAGATCGTAGGTACGTCAACGTTTCGGTAGAGCAGATAAACTATACGCCTATCACTCTAGACGAAGTTCTCTATAGGAGGGGAAATGAATAAGAAACTATTTTTAATATTAACTTTTGCTGTAGTATGTTGGGCACTATTTTTTACTAGTTCAACAAAGGCAGAAGACAGGGGTCCTGGAGCCATTTTAATAGAATTTGGTCCAAGTGGATATGGTGATATAGATAAAGGACCTACACTAAAAGGATTCGGTGGAGCATTTTTTGATGCTTTAGACGGTAAAGTACCTGACGACAAAGGTCCACTTTTAGATAAAAGTATGGGACTATGGGATAAAATTTATACAGATTTATTCTATCATGGATTTAGATGGGACTGGCATATTGAATTATGTGCTAGTAATAGAGCATTAGATTCTATTAATGGCGAAGGATCATTTGATAAAAGACTTAAAGCATCTGTAGAAGCAGGTGGTATGCCTTGTCCAACAGGCGGCCCAAATCATCCAAGCTGGGCATATGATTGGAAAGGTCATATTGATGAACACTGGTTAAAGATTAGTGAACATAAAAAACCAATGGGGCGAATGGGAATACCTACAGCGCCTTGTTGTATGATAAGAGGATAATGTGAGACCAAATAGAGGATTATTTCAACTTGTTACACTAACTTTGTTATGTCTAATGATATACAGTTATGCCAATGCGAGTGAATGGCCTAGTGGTAAGACCTGGGCTTATAATTGTGCTAAAACTGGCGACTGTAATATAATAATTGATGATATAGAGAAAGAACCTAAGTTGTTTATAGGTAAAAGTGTATTCAACAATAAGAACAGAGTTATTAATATTGCTGACAAAGATAACAAATTCTCACTATCAAATTACAATGGTAAGATGGTAGGAGTATGGGGAGAAAACTGGACATCTCGTAAAGCCATACTTGGTGAATGTCGTAAAAAACAAACAAACTATGCTCAAAATGGCAACTGTAATGAAATGTCATGGAGTGGAGAATATGATAGTATACTTTATGCTCCTTCACCTGACGATGGCAATGAAATTTTTCTTAATAAGCAATTTAAAAATAAAATTATGGATGGTGGTGATATAAAACCATGGAGACATACATATGATATCGCTTACTTAATACAAGCAGGTAAATTTAAATCATTAAAAATAGGTTTGGTTAAAGGAGCAGAAGGTAAATGGTTAAAAGAATTACAAGCAGATACCTACATCTATAAAAGTGGGTCATATAAAGACTACCAAGCATATAGTAGTTCCTTGAATGTCTTTTACCCTACAATTTTTTCTTTGTTAGAAGCACATATTATACTACAACGAAAAGGGTTATACACTGAAGAAGAATTTAATCTAGTACACAAATGGCTAGAAAAAAGAGTGTGGGCATTAGAACAAGGTCCTTTAGATGGATTAGTATCAAGTGCCTGGGGCTGGAAACATTTCTTTGAACCTGCTAACCATGAGTCAATTAATAAAAGATTGGCTTATATGTTATGGGGTATTGCTGACCAAAATGATTATTATTTTAAAGCAAGTATGAATGGGTTTGAAGATGTCTATAGTACTATGAGAGAAAATGGTACATTTAAAAACGAGCACAAAAAAGGTAACGGAGCAAACTATGGAATTTCTTCAGGTAATAAATTGGGTCAAGCAATGGTCTATATGGCAATTATACTACATAATCAAGGATTTGATATTAAATTAAAATATCCTAAGATTGAAAAATTTGTTGAATGGGCAATTAAAAGTTATAATGATCCTAAGAAAACAGGATACACATCAGGCGGTAATAGTAACTTAAGATTTTTAGGTGAAGACCCCCAAAAAGACAATACATTAGCATATTTGATTTTATTTGATAAAGTATTTGGAACAAATCATTTAAATAATAAAGACATATTTGATAATGGCAGAGCTTATATACCACTTGGTATTTCAGATGCCAATAAAATTAGAATAAAATAATTGTCCAAAAAAGGTTGACAATAATCTAAAAGATGTTATATTAATATAAACCATTAATGAAAGGCCGTTAAATGTACCTAACGACAATCGACTACAAACACAAGAACAAAATAGAAACAACAGAAGCCTGGGAAGGCAATACATCAAAAGAAAGTATTGACAAAGCCATAAAATGTTGTGAGCGAGAAAACATTAAAGCAAATCAAATCCTTGCTATCGTTACATTTGAAAAATGGATGCTAGGCAAGAAAGGAATTTTAGTATGATTAAACGATTATGGAATTGGGAAGTTAAAATAATTAAAGCAAACCCTGTTTTTTGGTGTTACTTTAGTTTTTTAAAAGGCTTAATAATCGGTATGTTAATAGTATGGTATTTTTAATATGAGGAGAATAACGTGGCTTTTACACGAAAACAAAAAGAGCAGATGGAATCACTATTCCAGATTGCTGACAACAAGGATCTAGGAGACATTTCAGAGTTATATCAACTTCGTAGAACTTGGTTGAATAATAAAGCACGAAGAAGTTTTATTAAAGGCGAGAACGTTACATTTAATCACAACGGAAATACAATCAGAGCAATAATTAGAAAAATTAACCCTAAGACTATTGAAGTAGGGGTTACCACCGGGGGCCAAACTACTGTATGGAAAGTGGCTCCTACTTATCTTAACAAAGTAGCTTAAACGAGGATCAAGCAATGGCTAAGAAAGAAGTAAAATCTACTCAATATCGAGCAGAAGAAATGGACCTGGCGGCTTCACAGGCTGTATATGGTTTACAATTAAGTAAGGATAAGGCAATACGTTTTATTCTTCGCAGGGTAAAAGGAAGTGATGTTAAGCAGGCTCGTAAAGCTCTTCATTATGTTTGTACGAGTTACAAAACTGATGAACCAGATTATGGGTTCAAATAAATAATATTGCTACTTTTTAAGCATTTGAAATATATCTTGACAAGTAGATGATAATTATAGTATAATATAACTATAATTTCGAATTGGAAAGACCATTAAAGTTCGCTATAATTTGTTATGTGGGCTGAACAGATCGAGAACGGCAGGAATGGTCACTTAAAGGACGGAGACTAGGGGGTCACTTTAGGAACTGATGAGTAACTGACTATGGGCAAAAGAGCAATACCAGGAATAATAGTAAAAAGAGGCCAGCCAAGACTTAGAAAGAATATGAGTCATGGAACGTTTCGTTGTAAAAGGCATCCTAATTCAAAGAGATGTCAGAGTGGGAAAGTATAATGCCAACAGTAAGTGATTTCATGTATGGATGGAAAGCAGATGGAAATCCTAAACCAAATGAACACAACAGAAAAGAAAGAAGAAAGGCGGCTAAGATAGCCTATAAGGTTTATAAGAAAACACAAAAGGCATTAAAGCAAAAGAACCAAGATGGCGTACAAAGTAAAGAGGCTAATTTGTAAATTACGAATGTGGTATGCTGAATTAAGAGGACACAAAGGAAAACGTTGGAACTACGAACCTTCAGAACATTATATGGGAAGAGGTAGACATGGAAAAATGTAAAAATTGTAATCACGACGCTCACTGTCCTGAAGTATGTTCAATGGAAGAATGTACTTGTAAAAAATGTAATTGTTCAGTATGTACAAAAGAATAATATATGACAAATGATTTAAAATGGCACGAAAGATTAAGACTTAAAATAGTCCGAATATTACTGAGCATTATAGATCGTTTATTAAAAAGAAATCCAAACTCATTACAGAAATTTATTGAGCAGAAAAATGTTGCTATGGATTCAGCTTTAACAGAAGCTGTCAATAAAAAAATGGCAAGCGATATTGCCAAAGTATTAATACCACCAGTACCAGAACCTACTTTCGAAGAAACTAAACCTAATCTAGCTATTAGAGATATAGATTTTAATCTATCTAATGATGAAAAGGCTAGTGATGATTTAATAATGTTTTATGCTGAACTAGAAAATTTAATTGAAAAACATATGGTCGGTACTAGTGCTCTAGTTATCGCTGGACCTTTAATGGCCCATTCAATGAAAATATATCGTACTGTATTACCTCAAAATGAATACGATCAAATACTATATCATGTTTATAATACAAGAAACAAGATAGAACCAATAATCCTACCAGATTCAAATTCTCCAAAAACAATACACTAATAAGTATTAGTACATGAACGAAAACCTAACAATTTACATTAGCCAACCTATGGAAAATAATAGCCGAACAGATAGGTTATTTGAGCATACCAAAAATAATTGTTATGAAATGTACCCAAGTGCTACGATTAATAGTTTCCCTACAGAGGATTCTCGTCAAAAAGATATCTGGAATTCAATATATTTTAATAGAGATAGCCTAGGTATTGTTTGTGTAATTTCAGCAGGACATATATTTTTAGAGCCTAACAAAACATTTGAATTAGTATTAGAGCAAACCAAAGGTAAAACTTGGTGGGCTTTAGGCCATATGTTAGATCGTACAAACGAAGGAACATATCTGAGAATATTTAATAGTTGTTACTTTGTAAATGTACCAGAGATTCGTTCAATCTTAAGCAAAAGAGAAAAAGGAGTATTTCCAGGCTATCGTCCTACTGGTGGAATAAAAGAACCATGGAAAAATTGGACAAGAAGTAAACAAAATCATCATGGAACCTATACTCCATTGTGGATTGAAAATGGAAAGGGTTATTACGAAGGACCCCCTTTAAAAGAACATTGTGGATCTGTAATGATACACGAAGGAATTAAAAGAAACATCAGATTTGAAAGTTTTAACCAGAAAATTAGAGATAGTAAAGAATTTGCCTATATGAATTGGGATGATTTTGGTACTATTGATTGGGAGAATATGATTGGATATTTGGACTCAAAAGTCATTCCAAACGGTGAAAATGACGATAATTATTGGTGGTTTTACAGAGATTCCGAAATAAAATCATAAAAATCCAACAAAATCAACGACATATCTAGGTAAAAAAACCGTCTTTTTGGTTGACAGATTGGCCAAAAGGTGGTATAATAGTAGTTATATTAGTTAATTAAGGAAAGGAAAATATGTCAAATTGTTCAAAAAGCTGGATCAAAGAGAGTTTCAATTATCACGGCAAGTACTTAACATATAAATTCGGTGGCGAAGATAAATTCGTTGGTCGTTTCAAATATGGTGGAATGGGTCATTTTAAAACCTTCCTGAAAAAGAATTTTACACCTGAAGAATACTTTAAAATGTATGATGAAGGTTTTACACCAGTAGGAATACTAGAAACAAAAGGTTATGTTTCTAAGAACTTACAGGAGTTCGCTAAACATTATGGGTTTGAACCTACTCAACGTGGAGTACAACAAGCTCTTAAATATGTTAGGGACGAAAAAGATCGTAAAGAAGACGCCCAGTTTTTAGGCGTTGAAGTGGAGGCGTTAGCATAATGACAATTAGAGCTAAAACTGAACCAACAGAAAGAATTATAGACTTAACAGGACCAGATGGTAATGCTTTTGTCTTAATGGGATATGCCCAAAACTTCGCAAAACAACTTGGCATGATATCAGGTGAAATTGAAATAATGCTAAATGAAATGAGGTCGGGCGATTATGAAAACCTGATTCAAGTATTTGATAGATATTTTGGATCGTTTGTAGTATTGGAGAGGTAATGATAGATGTTATCACAGACATTGAAGTTTTAACAACGGCACTGGAGAACTTAAAGCCAACAGATAAGAAAGGCAAAGCCAGTCGAGAAATGCTAGTAAACTTATTAAATAAAAAAGTAAGGATACTCGCAGACTTTGAAAGAACAGAGCCGTTAAAATGGGAGAAGGTTATAAACTCCCCAACGGCTCAAGAAGCATTTGAACCTGTAACTTTTAAGAAAGTAGGAACATGAATACAAAATATTCAACAACACCTAGCACAGAAGACAGATTGCTTAATGTTAAAGTTTGGAAAAATATGAATAAAGACAACGCCTGGGTACAATTTATTAGTAAGATTTGGATCAGACGTTTAGCAAGAGACCTTTCATTAGAAAAGGTTGGGTTAACTCATCACGATGGGTTATATAAATGAATTTGTTTGGGTACGCCAAACATTTAACTGAGGAAGGAGACAAAATGAAGAAACTATATAAACAATTAGCAACAATACTTTTTATTATGGGTATGGTAATTTCTATGCCAACGTTTGCTTATAGTGAAGGGTTTATAAGACAAGGAAAGGTTATTGATCATTATAAGATGGTTATTGATCGTGTACCTTACCAAGTTGAAGTATGCCAAAAAGTAACAGGTCAACCTGGTGCTTCATCGGCTGATGTCATAGTTGGTGCTATAATTGGTGGTGCTGTAGGTAACCAAATTGGTAAAGGCAAAGGTAACGATGCCGCAACTATTTTGGGTGCTATTTTAGGTGCCGATATTGCCAATAAAAGTAAACCAGGTACTACAGGTTCAACTCAATGTTTTTTAGAAACTCGTTATAATGAAACTGAAAGAAACATATACAGCCATTCTGTATTACACTTTGAATATGCTGGACGTATGTATTCTGTTTCGTTTGTAAGAGACGGCGTTAACAACTAGTAGATAAAATTATGACAATGAGTTTAGCACGTGGTCTGACCATGCTGAATACAAAAAAGCGAAAACGTAAGACTATTACGGAAAAGCAAAGATTAAAGTATAAGGCAGATCTTAAAGCACATAACAAACGTTTGAGACAACTACATCTACATAATTCTCAAATGAACCTTGATGATTATATTGATTATGTTCAAGGTTATTATCAGCCACGTAACACATTTCAAGTCCGTAAAACAATTACCGGGCCTATTTCCACTTCACCTAGGAGTGTAGTGTCAACGGTTAGCACGGCGGTCTCCAAAACCGCAAGTGGGGGTTCGAATCCCTCCGCTTCTGCCAACCATTCTTGGCGTAACAATTCTAACGGTGGTACTAAAGATTGGAAGGAGCAACAAGAACGTATTGAGATTAGTAAACAATATGCTATTGTTCCAGCTTATAACAAAGGCCCGTACATGGTCGTATCAAAAGAGGATTTAAAGACGGCCGGGAAGAAGGTCTGATTGTCCGACTCAAAAGATTCACATATATTTAAAAATGACAGCGGTAGAAAGATTGTAAGAATTCCTGTAAAGGAATTTGTTTGTATAGGTGAAACGCCACCTATGGATCATCCACACGTTTTTTTAACTATGGGCAATAAAGATTTTATGTATTGTCCTTATTGTAGTACGAGGTATGAATATGGCGGGAATGATGAAACGTAAATTTAAAAAATGGACATATATAATCTTAGGATTTATATTTGGATTAATATTAACATTTGTTGTAGGAACATTTTACCCTAACTTTTATGTTGTATCAAAATTACAACAACAATTTGATGATAAGATTCAATCTGTTTGGGAAGACTTTGGTATAATAGAACCTGCTATAGAATATTCAAACAATAACGAATTTGTTTTATCTGTTAGTAAATGTATTCAATGGATAAATTTAGGCGTTAAAACACACGAAAGAATAGATAGAGAAATTATCATAGCAATGGCTGTTCTTGAAACAGGATACGGAAAGAGTAGATTTGCTAACGAAGGTAATAACTTATTTGGTATTAGAACTTGGGATGATGAAATACCACAACTAAAACCATTAGGAAATCCTGACGTTGTTTGGGGTGTAAGAGTATACAAAACCAAGTGCCAATCAGTTCAAGATATGATAAGTACTATTAACAGACATCCAGCCTATGAACTGTTTAGAATTGAAAGAGCAAAACAGTTAGAAACAAATTCTATTAACATTAATAAACAAATCGATCTTCTAAACAAATGGAGCACCAACCCTGACTACACAAAACTAATTAAGCAAAAGGTTATAAAGATTAAAAAAATATTAGAGAATGGGTGAACCGATTTATAGTTTAAAAAATCTCAACACAATCCAAGTAGAACTTACAGCCAATTGTAATGCTATGTGTCCTGCTTGTGACCGGTGGGTTAGAGATACCGATAATAAAGATAAAACACTAAAGGTTGGTGACTTAAACCCTACCATTAAACCTTACCAAGGTAGTAAAGGACATTTTACTTGGGAGGCTTGGCAAAATTTATTCAATAAAGAAACATTAGCAGACTTAAGAATGATCACCTATAATGGAACTTGGGGTGATGCTATTTTACATCCTGATATATTTTCGTATACACAACATATCATTGATACAATAAAAGAAACAGATAATAAATTTTGTGCTCTTGAAATTAGTACCAATGCTGGTTTACATTCTACAGATTGGTGGAGAGAATTAGCAAACTTAAACAAACAATTTTATCAGCCATGGAGTAAAGTTATATTTTGTATAGATGGACTTGATGATAAAACCCATCAACTATATCGTAGAGCAGTTAAGTGGGAAAAGGTTATGGAAAATGCCAAAGCATATATAGACGAAGGTGGTAGAGCTGTTTGGCAATGGTTACAATTTGATCACAATAAACATCAAACAGAACAAGCAGAGGAATTAGCAAAAGAATTAGGGTTCGCTGAATTTTGGTTAAGAGGCAGTCGAGGTGAACGTTTAGCAGTACAAAAAACAATAGCAAAATTAGGTGACGACGATACTGATATCGGAAATGTAGACGTAGCCTTGTATAATAGCAAAGCAGTAAACAGACGTGTTAAACATAATGAAGCGAAAGAGGGCTCTATATCGTATATTACAGATAAGGATAAAGTATCAGTTAATACAAAAGAAATAACATCTAAATATAAGAATTACGAAGATTATAGAGAGAATACAACGATTTCTTGTTCCTGGGGGAACAAAGGAAAAATCAACGTGGAGTTCAACGGTTTAGTCCATCCATGTTGTTACGTTAACCACTATATGAATAACTTCTGGAGTAAAGAACTAGATGGTCATTTAGAGGGTAGCGAATATGAGATTATGACAGATAGTTATGTTGGTCATTGGAATAATTTGAACCATAACAATCTACAGAACATATTATCTCATAACTTTTATATGAACGACCTGGAGCAATCTTGGAAAAATAAGACAGGTGATTTAGAACTTCCAAGACTAGGTGTTTGTGTAAGTCATTGTGGTGAAGGCCACGAAAACATCAGAAGTTATGATGTAAGCAAACTGTAAAGGAGAATATTATGGATTATGTTACAGATAGAATGAAAGAAAAAGCATCGCACGGTGGAGCAGGCTTAATCGCTATTGGAGTTTTAGTTTTAGTAGGCGGTAGTTTGGTACATTGGGCGGCCTGGGCCGCGATTGCCTATGGTGCTTATCAAGTATTAAGCAAAGGCTAATTTTAACTATGAGTACGTTCAAATGTATTACAAGATCGGGACGTGAATTTGATGTTGAGTACAATGAGAACGATAACATCATGGTGGCACTATATGATCACTTCAAAGGCGAACCTTGGGGAGACTGTGGAGGGTGTTGTATATGTGCCACCTGTCATGTTGAAATTATAAAAGGGTATCCTAATATACCACACGAAGATGAAGAGGATACCTTAGAAGGGTCTTTTGAGAAGGTTGACAATAGCCGACTAGGTTGTCAATGTCCATTAAAAGGCATAAAAGATAAGTCACTAGTCGTGAAAGTTCATCATATAGACTAATAACGATAAGTATTATTAGTTAGGAATTATTAAAATGATAGAAGTAACACAAAAAGCAAAAGACTATCTACTACAAGCTACAAACAGAAATGATCAACAATATGCTACTTTTTCTATAAAAGGTGGTGGTTGTAGTGGATTTACCTACGAATGGGAATTTGCTAACGAAATAAAAGATCCTAAAGAATGGATTGAAGTACAATTAAGCGATAAATCAGATAAAAAATTAATGATAAATCGTCTCGCTGAAATGTATGTTTTAGGTAGCACAATAGACTATGTAGAAGAATTAGGTGGTTCCTTCCTAGCAATTAAGAACCCACAAGCCAAATCAAGCTGTGGCTGTGGCGATTCATTTGCTGTTTAAGAATATAAATACAATATAACATAAAAATAGGAACACGGAAATGGCAAAACAAACTGTAAATCTAGGTAGTTCAGCAAATGACGGAACAGGTGATCCGTTAAGAACAGCCTTTGATAAAATTAATGATAATTTCGACGAACTATATAGTGCTGGAGCGGCCGGTACAAACTTAGACTTAACCGGAAACAGTATAACAAGCATAGACACAAACGGCAATATTACACTTGATCCAAACGGAACAGGTAAAGTAGTAGTTAATACAGCCGCTAAACTAAACCTAGCTGACCATAATGACCATTCCATCCTATTTACAAATACAGCAGGTGATGTTAGCAATAGCACAAAATTAACTTTTAATGCCGCAACTAGCACTTTCTCATTTGAAGATCTATCAGTAAATGCTAGTACTATTTCATCTAATAACTCAAATCAAGATATAACACTTGACCCAGCTGGTACTGGAAGAGTAGCTGTTAACAGTTCACTAATTCCAGTTGATACAGCACAAGAAAGTTTAGGATTAGCAACTAAACAATGGTTAACTGTATTTGCTAGTACAGGTACATTTGGTACAACTAGTGCTAATTCATCTTTACACAATCCAGGTTCGGCTCCAGGTTCACCAACAAATGGTATGATCTATTATGATAGTACAGCCCATAAATTCAAAGGCTATGCCAATGGTGCTTGGGTTGACTTACATTAATAGGTAATACTTAATGGCATATACAAGACAGATAGTAAACGTAGGTACAACAGCAGACGACGGTTCTGGTGATTACTTACGTGATGCTTTAATAAAAGTTAATTCAAACTTTGAAAACTTATGGAGTGTCACAGCAGTAAATTCTGATTTAGACTTTACTGGTTCTACTATTTCGTCTGTGGTTACTAACGAAGATATTATTTTAGATCCAGCAGGTACTGGTAAAATTATAGTAGCTAGTTCAATAGAACCACAAACAACAGCAACAGCTACATTAGGTTCATCTAGTAAAGAATTTTCAAATGTTTATTCAGACATTGTAACAACAGATACATTAGCTTTAAATGGTTTATCTTCTGCTCCTTCAAGTCCAGCAGATGGTTATTTGTATTATGATAGTGCTACTAAAAAGTTTGTTGGTCGTGTAGACGGTGGTTGGTTAAACGTACAAACTGTTGCCGTAGGTGCTGACAATAAATGGACAACTTTTAATGCTGACACAGGAAGTACGGCGGCAAATACAACTACAGACGCTTTAACAATTACAGGTGGTACAGGAATTACTACAGCAATAAGTGGTGATACAGTTACTATTACAAGTTCAAATCCTTCAGGATTAGATAATGTTGTAGAAGATACTACACCTCAACTAGGTGGTGGATTAGATACACAAGGTAATATTGTTTCAGCAAGTACTGGATACTTAAAATTTGGTGCGACATTACCTGGATCACTAGCAACTAGAACAGTTGGTCTTGGTGCTTATTTTACTTCAAATAGTGATAACTCACAAAGACATTATTCTAGTAGTTGGATGAACAAACAAACATTAACAGCTAACGTCGATGCCAATAATAAAAAACAAGGTTGGTCATATGATAATACTTTAGATATAGCAGGCTTTACACATGGAATTGACGATGCTACTAATTCTTCTAAAAACTGGGGCGATTATGAATATACTATTGTTACAAATTCAAGTGCTTCAGCTAAATCAATAAATGGTGTAACAGGTAGATTTGTTAAAGGTGAAATTGCTTACGATTCAACTGGAGATATTTCAGCAACTAACGTAATTGGTTTAGAAGCAGTAGGATCAACTGACACAGGCGGAACAACTACAAACTTAATTGGTGTTAAGGCTAAAACTGATAAAGGTGGTAGTACTACAGTAACAAATAGATATTCAATTTATGCTGATAATAGTGACGATACATTGTATAGTGTAGGTCCTATTAAAACAGATGCTAAAGTAACAACTACAAGCGATAAATTTAATGTAGCAACTAAACTTACACCTGGTTCAGCAGTAGGATCAGCTGGTGATGTTACTGGTGATATTGCTTTTGATGATGATTACATCTACTACTGTACAGCTGATCATGACGGTTCAACAGCTATTTGGAAAAGATCAGCACTCTCTACTTGGTAAAATCCTAACTATATTTTCTGATAAATACTTGTATGAGTAAACCCATATGGACAACGCCAGCGGGTAGTCTAGGAACTATCCAAGAGAACGAATATTATAGCCTTCCAATAGAATGTGATTACGGTGAAAGGCATGATATTGTTTATACCCTACAGGCTGGCAAATTACCACAAGGATTATTAATTAGACGAGACGGTATCTTAGAAGGACAACCTACTTGTAAGGTTGATGTTGCTGGTATTCCAGTGGAAGTAGGGCAAGATGTCAAAAGCACATTTGCCATAAGGGCTTCAGCAGATGGGTTTGTAACAGATAGAACATTTGAATTAACAGTAACAGGACAAGATGCTCCTATGTTTACTACATCAGCAGGTGTTATTGGAACATTTGTAGATGGTCAAGAAGTTAATTTACAACTAACAGCACACGATCCAGACCCAGACGACACATATACATTTTTAAAAACATCAGGTGAATTACCACCAGGTGTTACAATGGATTCAAGTGGTAAAATTACAGGGTTTATTACACCTTCTAAAATACCTGGATCACCTGATCCTGGTTTAGATAAAACATACTTTGACCTGTATAGTTTTGACTTCACAAACAACTATATTAGTAAAGCATATGAATGGACAGTAGCAGTAACTGATAGTAAAGATACAGCAATAAGAACATTTGCTATTGATGTTAAAGCATCTTCTACATTAAGAGCCTCAACTGATGCCATAAAAGCCAGTAACACAATAATGACAGCTGATTCTAGTGTTTTTCATCCACCACAAATAACAAATAAAAGTTATGTGTTTGATAATATCTTACATAGTAACAAATGGTACTTACAAGTACTTGGTTACGACTATGACGAAACACCTATAACATATAGTATTAGTTCTGGAGCACTACCATCTGGGCTATCAATTAATTCAACATCAGGTTGGATAACAGGAAACTTACCATCTATTACTGACATCAAAAAACAATACAAGTTTACAGTAAGGGTTACAAAATCAGACAATCCAAATTACTATAGCGAAAAAGAATTTACACTTAACCTTGTAATAGATAGTGCTGTTACTCCTACATGGAAAACTCCTGCTATATTAGGAACAGTTATTAGTGGAGAACCTAGTAGACTTTATGTTGAAGCTACAAGTACAATGTCAGAAAGTTTTTCTTACAGAATTAAATCAGGAACTAAAAGTGGATTGCCACAAGGACTACAACTAGAAACAGATGGAACAATATCTGGTGTACCTAGCTTTGGTAGTTTCTCAAATGATAATAATACTACAACATATGATAACAAGTTATTAACATTTGACAAATCATTTAAGGTTACAATCCAAGCCGTTAATGCCAACGGAAGTGTAAGGGCTGAAAGAGAATTTACAATATTAATTAAGAACGAAAACTTTAAGCCTTATGAAAATGTTTATGTTGTTAATCAATCAACTGATGTTAATAGAACAGCTTGGTTTAATATGGTTAACAATCATGATAACATACCAAACGAATTTATATATAGACCAAACGATCCATTTTATGGTGTTGAACGAAGTCCTAAAATATTATTAGCACATGGATTATATCCTAAATTAAGTTCTGAATACATGACAGTTTTACAGAAAAACTTTTATAAAATAGACTTAAACTATGGAGAAATAAAAACAGCTCAAGCAGTTGATCCTGATACTGATAAAGTAGTATATGAAGTTGTATATGCTGAAATAGTAGATCGACACACCGAAAAGAACACAGATGGAAAACTAATCCCAGGCAATGTAAAAATTGTAGCCAATTCGGCAACTACAATTACCAGTTATAGTTCTCCTTTAACAGTTGATGAGATAACTAAAGGTAACACTAATTTAATTACTGGTGATGTTAAAAACAAAACAATACTTTATCCAAGTGGACTTGAAATTATGCGACAAGCTATTATTTCAAGTATTGGACATTTAGATAGTAGAGTTTTACCATTATGGATGAGAAGTGCTCAAGCAGATGGCAAGATTTTAGGTTACATACCAGCAGTTATCTTATGTTATGCTAAACCAGGCAAAGCGGCACAGATCAAGTATTATTTAGATAAAGATAAAACAATAGACTTAAAGAAACAAATATTTACTGTAGATAGATTCCTTTGGGATAACAGTCGAAGTAAAAACTTTAATAAAACTACTCAAAAGTGGAGTACAACAACTGAAACAACATATGATGGTGATACAACTACTTTTGAGGGCTCTTATACCAGCTTTTTTGGTAATGTTGATAAAAGAGAACAAAATTGGAACACAGGCGATCAATATTTGAAGTTCCCGAGAGAACATATAATGGATACGCCGAACTAAATACAGTATACGGAGAATAGAAAATGGCAAGTAGTATTACACCGACTAACATAAGCGTAACTTTCCCAATAGCTGGGCAAGATAACGACTCGCAAGGGTTTAGAGATAACTTTAATAACATTAAAACTAACCTAACTTATGCTAAAACAGAATTAGAAGATATACAAGCAAAAGGTATATTTAAAAGTGCTTTAACAGGTACAACACTATCTAATGATGGTGCTGGTGCTGTTCTTGAAGACTTTGAACTTAAAGACATTTCCGAAACTAAAATTGACAAAGGTACAAACTCAGGTACTGTAGCAATTGATTTCTCCGCAGGTCATTTCCAAACAATTCAAACAAGTGGTGATGTTACTTTAGACTTTACTAATTTTCCAGCAAGTGGTAAAATTGGTTCTGTAACAGTTGAAGTTAACGTTACTACAGCACACAAATTAGGATTACCTGCTACAGTAACTATTGGCGTTGCTGACTTGGCAGACTATAATTCAACAGCTAGAAAAATTGGGTTTGCGGCAGATGGAAAATATAGATTTAAATTTACATCATACGATGGCGGAACTTCTGTAGCAATAGAAGATCTTAATAGAGCACCAAATAGAGTACATGGTAACACATTACAACTTGTTCCAGTTCCTGGAAGTGATGTTGCTAACTTTAAAACTGTTGGTGTTGCTGGTAATAAAGCCGGAATGATAGCCATTGATGCTGATGCTATCTATATTTGTACAGCAGATTACGATGGCTCTGCCAATATTTGGAAAAAAGCTACATTAGTAGCAAGTTCATAATAAAAAATACTTGACTTTGTAACCTCTTTGATGCTATAATAGTATTTTATGGAGGCTATAGATGACAACCATCTTAAACAACTATTCAAAATTTGTTGAAACTGTCACAAGCGAAGAAGCAAATGACACAAATACCCTTATAGATAAACTTAAAGAGATAGAAGCATCTTCGGGAGTAAACTTGGCTTTACTTATGAATGGTGCGATTGGTATCTCATCAGAAGGAGGAGAATTCAGTGAAATTGTTAAAAAATGTGTGTTCCAAGGTAAGCCACTTAACGATGAAACTATATTTCATTGTAAACGAGAACTTGGTGATATTATTTGGTATTGGAGTAATTGCTGTAGGGCTCTTGGCTTGGACCCAAATAAAGTCATAGAAGAAAATATAAACAAACTATCAAGTCGTTACCCAGGCGGTTCATTTGATGTATATCATTCTGAAAATAGAAAAGAGGGAGACCTATAATGTTTAATCCACTCGCTCCTAATCTAGATGATTACAGCATAGATGATTTAACTAAAAGATTATCCCAACTAAATGCTAGACTATCTGGTGCTATTAAAAGTGGTAACCCTACTGTAGCACAACAGGTAAGAGTATTAATAATGGAAGCTTCTGAAGAACTTGCTAAACGTAACAGAGATTTAATGAAAAAAACACAAGAAGAAATGAATAAGGGTAAAGAACCTGTAAGAAAAGATCTTGACCCTGAAAACACAGACCCAATGGATATAGGCGAATGAAAGGAATCAGAGCACACAAACGGAAACCAAAAGAAAAAGATTTCTTAGAAGAAGCCGAAAAGGAGAAAAGAGAATTGAACGAATCTTATCAAGAGTCAAAACGACAAACTAAAGAAAGAAAATATCAAAACCTAGCTGACTGTATTAGATCCGATCAGTTATCAGCAAGACAAGTAGTACAAGAAATGGAAGCTGATCCTGAGTTTAAAGAATGGTACAAAAAAAGGTACTTAAAATGACAACAAAGCCATTTAAAAAAATGTGGCAATTAAGAATTCCATTTCCTGATATGCCAGAGTTATGGCAAGATTGGAATTGGGAATACAATAAAGAAGAAGCAAAAGCAAACATTGAGAAAAAAATGAAAGCATGGCGTGAAAGCGAAGGCGGTAAAAAGTTTTTTAAACATTTTGGTAACAGATATGATCGATAAGTACGGGCAAGTATACTTTAATGAAAACGAAGCTATAAATTTAGTTTATGCTAACCCTAAAATAGACTTGAGTAATATTAAAATTGAAGACCCAAGTAAATTTAATAAAGCAGTAGAAGAATTATACAGTGACGTACCAAAGTTAAAACAATATGTACCTTTGGATATAAGTATCGAAGAATTCGATAGAAACAATCAAAATAATTGGTTTATGCCTAAAGAATATATCGAGTTTGATATAGCAAAATGGGTATTAGAACAATGTGATGGTGATGCTGAATTACAACGGGCTGGAGAAGAATTAATGTCTTTTCAAGAACGTAATTTATTACCATTATTAAATTTTATGTATTATCTAGTTAACATCATGAGAGAAAATAACATAGTCTGGGGTGTAGGTAGAGGATCTAGTGTATCTAGTTTTGTATTATACAAAATTGGAATTAATAGAATAAACCCGATATATTACAGTTTAGACTTCTCTGAGTTTCTAAGATAATATATACATATACAGGAGAATAACTTATGGCAAAAAGAGAATATAAGACAGCAAGTGGTAAAAGAGTAGACTTTGATACTTTAATGATCAAAGGCGAAGAAACTATTGCTGTTGGAAATATGGGTGTTAATGCCAGGGGTGATAAACTAGGTGAAGGTGGAGCAGTAGTTCAAAAACGTGAAGAGGTAATAGCTGATTATTACAGAATTCACAATGGCACTATTCCACAAGACCGTCCAATTCCAGATGGTTCACCAGAGCCTGATCAAGTTGATTTACAACAAACAACAGGCCCAGAAGTAACAAACATTAACCCTAGCAAAGATCCTATTTTAGCAGAGCTAGAGACTGAAAGTCCTAGTGAACGTGATATTGTTACCAGTGATGAACTTGCTTCAGCATTGGCTTCAACAGCAGAAGTAGTAGTCCCAGCTACAGATCACGCTGAACAAAAGACTTATGAAAATGAAGTTGATAAAAGTTCAGAAACTGAAACAGTAGTAGAAGAACCCGTTGTAGAAGAAAAACCTCGTGGAGGATTGGCTTCAGCAGTAGCAAAAGTAAAATCTACAAAGCCTGTTGTTAAAGAAAAAACAGCAGATGAAACGACAAAGGCAAAGCCAGGAGTAAAACGAGTTTAGTATGAAAATACTTTGTATTTTATATGACGACCCTACAAAGGGTATGCCTACAAACTATCCAGTAAAAGATTTACCCAAGCTGGACAAATATCCTGATGGGATGACATTACCAACACCTAAAGGTAGAGATTATACTCCAGGTGAATTACTAGGTTGTGTCTCAGGAGAATTGGGTTTAAGAAAGTTCTTGGAAGACCAAGGACATACATTAGTTGTTACGTCTGATAAAGATGGTGAAGGTTGTACAGCTGATAAAGAGTTAGTTGATTCTGACATTGTTATATCACAACCATTTTGGCCTTACTACTTAACAAGGGAAAAAATGGAATCAGCACCAAACTTAAAGATGGCAATTACGGCAGGCATAGGATCTGATCACGTAGACTTACAAGCGGCAATGGATAATAAAGTTGACGTAGTTGAAGTAACTTATTGTAATTCAAGATCAGTAGCAGAACATATTGTTATGATGATACTAGCATTAGTTAGAGATTATCATAATCAACACGCTATCGTAAAAGCAGGCGGCTGGCATATTGCTGACGCTGTTCAAAGAAGTTATGATGTTGAAGGTATGAACGTAGGTACTATTGCGGCAGGACGTATTGGTATTGATATGTTAAGAAAAATGAAACCATTTGATGTACATTTACATTACATGGATAGACATAGATTACCTGAAGCTGTGGAGCAAGAGTTAAATCTTACTTTCCACGAAACAGTAGAATCTTTAGTAGCAGTTTGTGACGTTATTAACATTAGTTGTCCACTACACCCTGAAACAGAACATTTGTTTAATGACGAAATGATTAGTAAGTGTAAGCCTGGTGCTTATATTATTAATACAGCACGTGGTAAGATTTGTGATAAAGATGCTATTGCTAGAGGACTTGAGTCAGGTCAGTTAAGTGGTTATGCAGGAGATGTTTGGTTTCCACAACCAGCACCTAACGATCATGTGTGGAGAAGTATGCCACATCATGGAATGACACCACATACATCAGGAACAAGTTTATCAGCACAGACAAGATATGCTGATGGCGTTAGAGAAATACTAGAATGTTTCTTTGACGGTACACCAATTAGAGATCCATACTTAATTGTACAAAATGGAGAACTAGCAGGTATGGGAGCTCACTCTTATAGTAAGGGTACAGCTACTGGTGGCTCTGAAGAAGCCGCAGAATATAAAAAGTAAGGCAGAGAGTTTAAGACTATGATTAATCCTACTATTATGGGAGGTAAAGTTCCCCAATACAATGCCATTAAAGGGAAACTTATACCAATAAAAAACAATGTTATTATCGAAGACATGGCATTCGGTGAAACAGTAACAAAAGGCGGAATTATATTACGTGATGATGACGGGACAGATGAAGGAATTAAACCTCGTTGGGGCAGAGTATATGCTAAAGGCCCTGAAAACAAAGACGATTACGAGATAGGCGATTGGGTATTAATTGCCCATGGACGTTGGAGTAGAGGTATTGATGTTGAAGACCCTGACTCAGGTAACATTGTTAAACTACGAAGAGCAGACCCTGAAGACATCATGGCTGTATCAACAGAGGAACCAAATTAGTATATGACTTGGAAAAATCACGAAGATGATCCAACAGAACAAATGAGAAGACATTTATTAGCTTCAGAGGAAAGATGCTCTATACTTAAAAAGCAAATCCAAGAAGAAGTAAAAGAAAAATATGCTTTATACAAACGGATTAAAGAATTAAGAGAAGAAATAGATGCCAAATAAAAATAAAGATCGTCCTAAGATATATGAACGTAATCCTGACACTGGAGTAATACGTTGGAGATATGTAGGCGAAAGCCCTGATGATTATGGTTGGCCACATTATGGAAACATTCTAACTAAAGAAGAAGAGAAAGAGTTAGATGGCAAATAAAAGAAAAATGACAACAAACGAATATGTTAGGTCACTACCGCCAAAAGATCCTAAAGACATAGCAGTTGGTATACTCCTTAAAGAAAATCGTAAAAATAGAGAACTCTTAGATACTTTAAAATTAGAATCAATCCAATCAATTGAAAATGCTAAAAAAGAATCTGATGAGTTAATGATGGCTAAAGTTATAAAATACGAAAACGAAATAGCTATGTTAAAGAAAAACATTTCCGAACTAGAACAGCAATTACTTACAGCTCAAAACGACGCCGATGCCAACAGAGCAATGGCCAATATTCCACAATATTAAACTTGACTTTTATCATAAATTGTTATATAATACTTGTTATATGAAAAGGTATAGCAAATGAAAGAACTTTGGACAGAAAAATATAGACCTACAAATCTTAATGATTATGTATTCCGTGATGAAGCACAACGAAGACAAGTAGAATCATGGATAGATTCTGGTACTATTCCACACTTATTATTCAGTGGTGCTCCTGGTGTAGGAAAAACTACACTAGCAAAACTACTATTGGGTATATTGGAAGTAGATCAATATGACACATTAGAAATTAATGCTAGTAGAGAAAACTCTGTAGACACAATTAGAGATAAGATAACAGGCTTTGTACAAACAATGCCATTTGGTGACTTTAAAGTAGTATTACTTGATGAAGCAGATTATATTAGTCCAAACGGACAGGCGGCATTACGTGGTGTTATGGAAATGTATGCTCAAACGGCAAGGTTTATATTAACTTGTAACTATCCTAATAGAGTTATTCCAGCATTACATAGTAGATGTCAAGGATTTCATATTGAGAAATTAGATGTAACTGACTTTACACATAGAGTAGCAACTGTATTAGTAGAAGAAGATGTTAAAGTTGATATAGATGTATTAGATAGCTATGTTAAAGCAACATACCCTGACTTAAGAAAATGTTTAAACTTATGTCAAATGAATACAGTTAATGGTTTATTACAACGACCACACGAAGCTGAAAATAGTTCAGCAGATTATAGACTACAAATGGTAGATATGATTAAAGGTGGAAAGATTAGAGAAGCTAGACAACTATTGTGTAGTCAAGTACGCCCAGATGAAATGGAAGAACTATTTAGATGGATGTATGATAATTTAGGTTTATGGAGCACAACTGTAGAAGGTGAAGACGAAGCAATTTTAATTATAAGAAAAGGTTTAGTTAATCATCCTATGGTAAGTGATCCAGAAATTAACTTATCAGCGACATTAGTTGAATTAGCAAATATTAAATAAGGTTAAATATTTGTATGTTTTTAGACCCAACGAAACTCAGAAGAATCACGATAGAAATTACAGCAAACTGTAATAGTTTCTGCCCTCAATGTTTGAGAAGAGTATCAGGTGATATTCCACATTTAAATTTAAAAGAAGGTGATGTTAATCCAGCAATTAAAGTAGGTAGTTCTGGTAATATGCCTATGTCTACTATTAAGAATATCTTTACTCCTACAGTAATGGGTGGACTTAAAACATTAGACTTAAATGGTTCGTTTGGTGACGCTATTAATCACCCAGACATGATAGAGATACTTCATTATATTGCTGATGTAAGTGATAGTGTAAAGTCACAGAGATTAAAGAATGATCGTAACACTAGAACAGACCTATGGGTTAGTACTAACGGTGCTATGAGAAACAAAGAGTTTTGGACTGACCTTGGGCATTTAGCAAGTCAACGATACAATCCTAACAACTCAGAATTAATATTTGCTTTAGATGGAACAGATGATAAAACACATCAACTATATCGTAGAGGTTGTTCATACGAAAAAGTTTTAGAGAATGCTCGTTACTTTATGGAGGCTGGCGGCAAAGCTATATGGCAAATTATTGAGTTTGACCACAACAAACATCAAATAGAAGAAGCAAAAGAACTAGCAAAGAAATTAGGATTTGTTAGAATTGATGTAAGACGTAGTAGATGGGCTGAAAGAATTAGTAATCAATTAAGAGAAAAAGCAATTAAAACAGGTGTTGTAAGTGTAAAAGAAAAAGAAACAGACTTCGACCATAAAGGATTTGGTAACGTTAAGAAAAAGAAGTTTGAAAACAAATCACATAAGCCACCTACAGATCATTACAAGTCAATGGAAGAAAAAGCTAAGAAAATTGTTGTAGAAAAGTTTGACAATAGTATGGATGACTATGCCAACAACTGTAACATTTGGTGCTCATGGGGTAATGAAGGAAAGTTACAAATTGAATGGGATGGTCGTGTACACGTTTGTTGTCACTTTACAGCCTATTTTGCTCGTTCATGGCGTAAAGATATGGCTAACCCTGATGGTAGCCCTAATAATACATACCATAACAAGTATGTGTCGAACTATGATGAGAAATGGAATTATACCAGCCATCATACATTAGAAGATGTGTTAGGACATAAGTTCTTTCAAACGGATTTACAGGATAGTTGGAAAAACCGTACTGACGATCCAATTAAACCTAGAATGGAGATCTGTGTAGATAACTGTGGTAGTATCGTACAAGAGCTCAGAGATAAAAAAGAAGATAGAATATCTTTAGACGGAGGTAAAACAACATGAACCCAGAAGATCAATTAGAATTAGATTTAACGTATATAAGAGACAAGATAGATGTATTATCATACGACGAAGATGATATGTGGAGCAAAGCTGGAGCAGGATTTGATATGGGTGATACACACGAGGACCAAAGCTCTAAAATAAATGACATTGGTCAAAGATTAACTCTTATAGAAAAAGCATTAGGTATCCCACCTAAGTTAAAAGTAAATCTCGACATGGAAGAAGAGTATCCACACATTAAAAAATTACGTGAAAAATACGAGCTTGAAGTAGAGAAACACTTAACTTTAAAACTTTTAAAACCTGAGCTACCTTATTAATGAATCAGTCGTATGCTTTTATAGGAACAAGTTATCTCGAGGCTTGTGAAGAAAGTTATACTCCGAACGCCTGGCGGACTGATCCTGCCTTATCAACCGATTCAACTTTAACTCCAAGATTTGAATACAAAACAAATCTAATTCAAGCAGTATCTAAAAGAAATCCTAGCAACACCATTTATAATTGTAGTGAAAGTGGACATGGTATTACAACATACTATAAAAGAATACTAACTCTACTAGATAGGTATGACCCAGATGTATTTGTATTTGAAATACCAAATGGACAACGTATGTTAGCACATACAGATAATGAGTACGGTGAAAACTACGACCTTCATTTTCCTGTACAAGTATACGAAGCAGGACAACCTCAAAACCTAGATGAAGAGTACCGCAAGGTTTCGGCCGCAATAATTGATGATTGTCAAGTACTCATGTCATCACATAGATTAAACAAGTATTGGACTACACATACTAATATGGTATTTAATTTAGGGGACAAACAATGGCAAGGCTATACAAGAATACTATCAACTCTTGATGATGGTATGAAGTCTAAGTTTTCAGATATTGTAGCACAATGCGAAATAATAAACGAATTTTTAGTAAGCAAAGGTAAAAAAGTATATTGGTTTAGTTGGTTTAAAGATTACCGACTAGAAGTTAACCCTGACAAAATAACGTTATTAAGCCCAGACAACATTCAGCAATGGAAATTCGATAAAGACGGTCAAGTGTCTCCACGAGTTAGCAGACAACAAGATCTAATAAAGAAGTATTATAAGCAATTTTCTTATGATAACAGCCACTTACATTCCAAATATATGCCCGAATTTGCTGAATATTTCGACCAAATCTTTAAATAATTTCCAAAATCTATATAAATCAACGACTTATCTCGACTAAAAAACCGTCTTTTTGGTTGACTTTTTGGCTAGTTTAGTGTATTATAATAGTATAGTTAATAAGGAATAGTTGAAAAATGTATAGAAATAATATATCCGCAGTTAATAGAGCTAGTAACTTTATGTCAACAAAATCAAGACCAATGAGAACTTATAGTACACAAGCAGTATTAGAAGCTTCAGTGGCCGCGAATCGTTTTAACGGTGCTTATATTAAACAGAACAAAACCAAATACATTAAAGACGAAAACGACAATGATACAACAAAGTATATTGTTGAAATGGCTTGTAATAAGTCATTAGTATATTTCCTATTAAACAAGAAATTACCAGATGTTAAGTACCATAAAGAAGAAAATGCTTATCTGTCTAACATTCAAAATATACTTAAAGTAACAGATGCTGATAAAGAAACAGCTAACGATATTAAAGACCATTTTCAAAGCAAACTGTTTCAAGCATTAGGTGGTAAGCTAGATGAATATACTGATCAAATTTGGAAAGTATTAGATACTGAAGAGGTTACAGCACGTGAAGTAGGCTTATTAACTAGTACGCCATCTGCTTATAATAGAGATCTTAATAAAGAAGTAGTTGAAGATACAGTTTTAGAAAGATGTGCTGATGAATATGTTGGCAGTAAAGGCGAAAAGATTGAAGGACCTGTCGAACTTGTAAATGTAATTTACTCTAGTCGATTTGAGTCATACATTTACACAGGCATTTATAAAGATAAGTTTCTTGTTAGTTTTTGGAACGGTGTAGAGCTAGGCAAGAAAGGTGAAACTATTAATCTTAAAGCAAGAATCAAAAAACTTGCTCTTAGTAGATTTTACAACGGTGCTTGGGAAACTCAATTAAATTATGTTAAGAAGGTATAATGGTTAAAGACGTGAAACAAAAACTTAATGATAAAATAAAGGCCCTAAATTCAACTAGGGTTTTTAAAAAGATTACACCACAGTATGAACTTACTTGGTACATCAAATGGTCAGCAAGTTTATTTCTATTATTAGGAATGGCTTTAGTGACAGCAAACATACAACCACTTCAAATGATAGTTTCACTAGTAGGTGTTGTTGGTTGGCTAGTAGTTGGAATGATGTGGCACGATAGAGCATTAATTTTTATTAACGGTATTGCCTGTTTTATATATACTACAGGTTTAATTAAATATTTCCACTCAGGATTATAATATGGATGATTTTGTACAACGAGATTTATTCGAAGACGTGGGGTTTGATGACAAAGATCGTCAAGCAGAAGTTAAAGAAGATTTACAAACAAAAATTCTAGAAGTTACATTTACTAAAAAGGATGGCGAAGAACGAGTAATGACGTGTACACTTATGTCAGAAGCTATTCCTTTAGAACGTAGACCTAAACCTTTAGCAGAAGGTGAAGTACTAAAACCAAAGCCTGAAGGTTTACAAAGTGTTTGGGATGTCAAAGCTGAAGGTTGGCGTAGTTTTTATTGGGATAAAGTAACAGCCGTTAAGGTTGCCAACATTGAAACAGTCTAACAAATTTAAAAGCAGTTTAAGGTTTGGCAACAAACTAGAAAAGAATCATGCTCTTAGAGTAATCGAGCAAATCCATCCAAAGTGTACTATACACGAACCAGACGAATACAGAGAGAATGGATTAGCAGTTCCTGATCATATAATAAAGAAAGGCAAAAAAATCGTAGCCTTTTATGACAGCAAAAACAAACGTTCAACATATAAAGTTACAGGTGAACCAGAAAGAATTTGGAGTGTTGATGAGAAACTTTTAGAATATAGAAAATATGCTCTAAAACATAAAGCACCTTGTTACTTAATATTCTATCATAAAGATAGCGATAAAAATAATGTGTATATTGTGGATGTTAGTATTGAACCAAAGTTCTATAGAAGAATCAATAACAAGTACGGTGAACACTGGTACGGTTATTACATATCACAAACAACACCATATTCAATTGATTAAAAAGCCCTCTGTAAGGAGGGCTTTTTTATGATTACTTTTTCTTTTTCTTTTTATTTTTAGCCTTCGCTTTTTTAGAAGGCTTTTTTTTCTTTTTCTTAGCCATGTTAATGACCTTTCTAAAGGCTTAAAGCCTTTAGCTCGTATTTATGAGTCCAGTTACTTAATATCTTCTATCTTATCACACAACTTTAAGGTTTTAGCCTCTTTGGCACTCAACCATACGTCCTGTGGTGGAAGTAAAAACTCTCTAATTTTCTTTTCAGTTAACCCTGTACATTTTTTGTAGTGGTTAATCATACGTTCTGTAGTTAATTCTAGTTCTTTAACACGAGCAAATAATTCGTGTTCTTTACCAGCACTACCCCAACTATATTGATGTGATAGTATTGCTGTATTAGGTGTAAGTATTCTACGACCTTTCTTACCTGATATGAATAGTAACAAGCCACAAGAAGCAATCATACCTAATCCTATTGTTCTAACAGGTATTGAAGATGCTCTCATAACATCAATTAAAGCAAAACAGGCATTTAAGTCTCCACCTCTGGAGCAAATTCCCAAGGTTAACTCTTTTGCCTTATTCCCTTTCTTCATATTTTCAGCAAGAATCCAATCGACGATCGGGCTCAAAGTGTCCATTGTTACATCACCCATGAACACATACATACCATTCATAAGTAATTCTATTTTAGGTAGCATCATTTCTGGTCCAGGTGGTTTTGGGGCACCGTTAGCCGGTTTTTTATCTGACATTTTCTTGTTCTCCTTGATCCTTTGTTATATGTTCCATTGTGTTAAAATCCCACACTAGAGTCGTTGTCTTCATAATTACGATCTTTTGTTATATGTTCCATTTTATTAAAGTCCCACAACTTTAATGTTTTTTCTGTAAATTCATTACCCGAATCCTCAGGTAACATCATTTTTTGAGGAAGTCCTTGTCCTTGCCTTTGTTTGGCTTCCGATAATTTCTTTTCTCTTTCTTTAGTATATTTTATTTTATATGATCTAGGTTCCATTGACCTTGACATATCAACAGCCCAAATGTATATCCATTTTTGCTCATGTCCAACTAAATGAGTTATATAAACTTGCTCTTGTTTAGAGTTAAAATTAGTTGGATAGCCGAGCATATTTTCTATATTTGTTTTAACACTCATAGAAAGAAATAAGATTAAAGGTATCATAACATACGTCCACCTATTTACCTTACCATATCTAATCATTGTTAACAATGAAAAAGACATTAAAACAAATATAGAAATAGTTAAGATTGTCTTAACAGTTTCAAAATCGAAATAACTAAAGACCATGTTCCGCTCCTTCTCCTGGCGCTGGATTTAAATTCGTACTTGGAATATGACCTTCTAAATCACCTTCCGACTCATAAGCATTTTGAGTTGGTTTGCCTTTAATAAGATGTGAAGGCCTATTATTAAAACCCACCCAGTTACCTTTCTTGTCTATAGTAAATCTGACTAGGCTTTTTTCTTCCCAACGTCTACTGTATGTTCCTTCGCCTTTATACATAACTTTATACGGGTTAATTTTAATAACTTCTATTGTATACTTTGTTGGTACCCTGTCACCTTTTATACCACCATCTACTTTCTTTACAAAAGGTCTCGCATATACGTGAAGCATAACTTGGTATTCACCAGCATAAGTACCTCTTAATGTAACTATCTCCCTATTCAATTCTATTATAGTTTCATTACCATATTCATCTATCATTTTATCGTTTTTAGAACCTAAGTCATCTTTTTCAAGATTCATAAAACCACTAGTCTTGTTTTTAAAACTAACTACTCCACCACTTGGATCAGAAACCCAAAGATCTATATCATCTTTTGATTGGTGTTCCCATTCCATTACAATTATATACTCTGCTTTTTTTACTATATCAGCCTCTTTTGCTGGTGGTTGAATAAGCAAAAAAGCAATAATAAACATGGCTCCGAATCCTGCTAACAAGATCCAGAGCATATCTAAGAACGAGGTTATACTTTTAAATTTTGTTCTATTCGCCATCTTCTTGATCAAATTCTATATTCATTAATTGAACTTTTGTAATTAAAGCACCTATCATACCACATATAGTAGTATACATCGCAGTTGAAAGTCCCCTAGCCATATGACCCAAAGCGTCTTTAAGATCTTCTGGGTTACTTGGATCTATCTGGTCGAATATCATTCCAAATAAATATATCATTCCTGCGATCGTTCCAATCAATCCTAATGTCATCATTGTTTCTGAACAGAACCAACAGACATCAATAACCTTTTTGGTGAATCCATTATACTCTTTATCTTTAGCATCAATGTTAGTTCTATAGGCGGCAATACCTGTTAGTATTGTTGCTATTAAAAATACGCCATATATTATAAAACTAATATTAGTAACGTCAGCATGATAGATATCTTTAAATACACCAAAATGCCATAACGGATAAATGCCACACAGAGTAATCGTTGTAAGCAACCACCAACGAGGCAGAGTTTTTCTTATCATTTTGTTTTTCCTTCTGCTTCATCTAGAGCTCCGTTGAATTCCCTTATACGTTTAATAACTGATAAAAAGTCTACGATAGTAGTCCATCTATCTATAAAGAATCCCATCGAACTTTCAACTCGTCCAAAGGCGTTAAGCACTTGGAACAAGACCCCTAGAGTAATTAGTTGATCAAAGTATGCTGGTGCTAATACAATTAAAGCTAAATTACCAACAGCTAATCCAAAAGAAGTTTGCCAAACACCAAAGCCCATATACCAGTTAAACAGTCTGTAATAGTTCTTTTTAACTGCCGAGAACATTGGAAATAAAACATCTGTAGCTCTTTCTTTAAAATTGTCTTCTGAAAATACTAATTGCTTCCTAAAAGTTGCTTCTACTTTCTGGTTGTTATATTCAAGTTTAGGAAGTTTCCAACCCAGAACAACTGATATTAGTGTACCACCCAATGATACGCCTAATGCTACCCATACTAAAAACCCAGGAATTATTTGGCCATTCCATACTGGTAAGCCTTCTGATAAATTCCATAGGATTGGAAGGAAGGCAAACAATATCAATATAGACGAAAAGAATCCAGTAAACAATCCTTGTAATGTTTTACCGAATATCATTAAGTCTTCTTGAATACGCTGGCTTCCACCTTCTATTTGAGCGTCACAATTTTCCCACCTTCTTAGGTAGTAGTGTGTATTAGCCTCTCGCCAATGGAAACAATATCTTTGTGTTTGCCACGTGGCGTAAACGGCTATTGGAACATACAAGCCTATAATTTCAATAAATGAAGGCATGGTATCTTCTGTTAGTGTAACGAAATCCCAAATCCTCTCGAGATTAAACCCTAGAAATAATTCCCAAAATCTATCTTCTTGAAGAGATTGAATAGCGTCATAAATTTCTTTATTCCAAGCATTATAAAATACTAGAATTTCTACAGTATACCAAGATATACTTAATAATAATGACAACATAACCCAAGCATAAAAGGCCTGACTTCGTTCTAAGAAAAATGACTTTAACATTGACTATCTCCTCTAATCATGTGTCCCTGACAGTAAAACTCCTTCACCTGTCACTCCCCAAAAGTTTTTATAATGTGTAGCCAATGTAGCAAGTGCTGGCTTGTACTGAAAATCTCTTGGATTTAAAAAGTACATTGACGTAGATGGTACTTGAAGAAACAAGTACTTAATATCATCGTCTGTTATACCTAACTGATCAAGCAACATCATTATTGCCGCACTAGTTCTGTACGTTTGTGCCTCTAAAGCTCGTTTACCAACTTGTGGTAATACTTCATCTGGAGTTCTAGGACTATGTATACCAAAGTACACGTCACCAATTAAGTAACGTTTATCTCCGCCTAAAAATATTAATGAACACGAAGAAGCACACATAACTTTGCCGTCCTTACTTGGCCATCCTGGTATTGATACCTTGCCAGGATCGTATAGTATTTCACCGTCTTCATTAATAACAGGTGTATCTCTAACTACTGTAACTACATTTCGATGTTTTAAATGAGCCGCCAAACAAGCCCCATCAATTAATGATCCACCGGGGCTTTCTAATATTACAGAAAAAGGCGAGCCATCATTAGGCAATTTAGCTACAATCTTTTCACAGTCGTCAACTTGAACGTAACCAGTCATTGAATATAATGACTTTGATAATTGTTTAAATTCTAACCCCGGTAATTGTTCGTCATTAAGTGAATGAGTATAGGGCGGGAATGGCGAAGCACCAGAACCTGTATCTTGGTTGCTAACAAACCAAAAAATATTTCCCACAAGTATCGATACTAATATAATGCCCGATAATAGGAACCATCTAGTTTCCTGAAAAAACGACTTAAACATACCTTTGTTTTCCTTTTCTTCTTAGTAGCCATTTTTGTTTCCTATTTGGGCTTAGAGTTATTTCTGTGACACCTATTGTCTTAATGATAGTCTACACATCCTTATTAAAATGTTATAGTATTATTTATTTTAAAATCAAACCATAGATAAATGGCCATTAAAGTTTTTATTTTTTTAACATAAATTAGGTCTTGACAAGTTGCTCGAAATGTGTTATAGTATACTAATAATAACGAAAATGAATAATCAATAACATGAAAAAAACAATATTAACAGATGTAGATGGAGTACTCTTAAATTGGGAGTATGCTTTCGATGTTTGGATGATCGAACAAGGATTTAGAAAACAAGAAGGCGAAGAATTTGTATACGGAATGAATGTTCGTTACGGAATTGAACAATCACAAGCCAAAAAACTCATTAAAACCTTTAATGAGAGTGCTGTAATGGGGTTTATTCCTCCTTTAAGAGATGCTGTTGAATATGTAACTAAAATGGCTGATGAAGGATATACCTTTCATGCTATTACTAGTATGAGTACACAATATCATGCTAAAAAACTTCGTAAACAAAACTTAGACAAATTATTTGGAGAAAATGTATTTACAGAAGTTGTTTGTTTAAGTACAGGTGCTGATAAAGACGAAGCATTAGCAGTATACAAAAATAGTGGAATGTGGTGGATCGAGGATAAAGTAGTTAACGCTCATGCGGGAGCAAGAGTAGGATTAAAGCCTATTGTTATGGAACATGGTTTTAATATGAACGATGAACATTCATTTCCTGTAGCAAAAACCTGGAAGGACATTTACAACATTGTCAAAGGTAAATCAATAAAAACCGATATACTCAAGATTCAAAAAACTGGATAATCACTCAAGAAAATAGAGCGATTTTAGGTCGCTCTATTTAAATATTACTTTGATTAACCGCCAGTTACTTCTGCCGGTGTAGGAGTGAAAATTCCGTATTGCCATAACGCCAAAGCGACAACAATAACTATTCCTCCCCATATCCATTTATTCTTCATCATTTCAATTTCCTCTAAAATGAGTAAAACTGAGTGCGGTTCAGACTCGCAAAGTTTTTAATTAACTCTTAGCCACACTCGGAGTCAAACATAATATTCTAATAACTTACTTCGCTTTATATAAGTTATATAAAATCCAAACAGCAACCAAACCAAGTAAACCTTGCTCTGAGAACCCTGCTAGAATTGACTGAACATTACCTATAACAGATATGTTCGGCCAGAACGGAATGTTTTGACCACTAAAAAGAACTTCAAGCACTATGCCTAAAGCTATTAGGCTTACGCCTGTGTCAGCTAGAGACGATGCCCAGCCTTTTATTTTTGTCATAATGTCCATATTGGATCTCCTTTATGTTCACTGAAAAAGTTAATCAGCAGTAATATTTACTGGTTCTCCGATCATGAGTTATAACATCTGAAATGGTCTTAGGTACCAAAAACAGCGAAACCGCCAGGACTAATATTCGTGGCCAGCCAGTTATCCACAAGTTATATAGGTGTTTAACCTCTATTCTTAATTATTCTTTAAATTTCGCCATATAATGCTAAAACCTCCGCAACAGCTGGATGCCGTTCGATGTCTTTGTTTGTGAACTGACAAGATCTAATATATCTCATTTCTTTTCCATTGGTGATCATGTTAAAATTCAATAACCCATTATTAGAATCTTTCTTATCAGCTTGTTTGACGTCACCGGTTACTACAATCTTTGAACCTTCACCTAAGCGGGTAAGTAACATCTTTATCTGACTTGGAGTGGCATTTTGCATTTCATCTGCTATGATCCACGATTTTTTAAAAGTTCTTCCTCGCATGAATGCTAGTGGACTAATTTCTATTATTTCTTCTTCTAACATCCTAGTAATTTCTTTAGGACTGTAATATTCCTTCAACACGTCAAAGAGGGGCTTTGTCCACGGTTCCATTTTCGCATTTAAATCACCTGGTAAGAAACCATGTCGTTCGTCATCAACTCCTACAGCTGGTCTTGTTAATACTAATTTATTAACGTGACTTAATCTCAAAGATCTAATAGCCGCTAACATGGCCAAATATGTTTTACCAGTACCAGCTGGGCCGCTAGTAATAGCTATTGAACATTTGGGGTCTGTTAGTATATCCACATAGTGTTCTTGTGCTAAAGATCTAGGTATTATTTGTGGGGGTTTATTACGAATGTTGTCAAAATGTAATGTATTATCAGCATAAGCTAGGTTATGCTTTTGTTTTCTGTGTTTTCTTGACATTAGTGCCTCCTATAAACAATGTCTAGTGGCTCGATTCTTATCCATTTCTATCAGTGGATTTATCTTAACCACTATAAGTATTTAATGAGCAGGAGCAAAACCATATAACTTATGTAATATTCTTGTTTTTCGAGCTAAATACAACATACATATAGACGGATTATTAAATGAAAGCATTGGACATAACTGAAACACTTAAAACACTATACAACTCTGATAGTTTTACAGAAACACTAGTAGACTTTGAAAGAGTACTAGATGCTGTTCACCTTTACAGTTATAAGAACTGGTTAGACGGTGAATTAGTCTTAGGACCTGTTACTGAACGACATTGGGTAACAGCTTCTTTTTTATGGCCTGAAAAGAAAATGCCAGACCCAGATGGTGCTAGACGACTTTTAGACTATGGTGCTAAAGTAACTTTTCGAAAAGACATTTTAGAAACACCTATGAAAATAACAGCTGACATGGTTCATAATAGAGACAGCTTTACAGACAGTGGTCGCTATCCTAAAATGATTAAAGAAAAAGTTTGGATAGTAGAAATTATTATGCCAAAGCAACTAATGACAGAAATTTATAGAGGTAGTGTTGAGATCGAAGGCGACACTTACGACATGGAAGATATTACAGCAACAAACGAAACTGGAACTACTGAAACAGATATAGTAACTCCAGAACCTGGAGCAGAAATAGACGCAGGAGTAGAAATATAATGGGACTCAAACACGGCGACCTTAGAATGACAATTAACGATCATGTTGAAGTAGATCGTTATAAAGCAAAAATGGGCACAGACGAAGATGTTTGTGTTGTTAACTTTTTTGTTGAAAACAAAGAAGCAGGAAAAGATTTAGTTGACTTTCTAGAATCAGGTTATGAATGGATCTTAGATGCGGCTGTGTCACCAGGCACTAATAGACACGGAAAATATATGGTGTTTGTTGAAGCTGAAAGAGATGAAAGCATTAGAGAAAATATTGGATATATGCTTTCAGAAGTAAGCAAAGTTGCTGAAATTGAAAAATGGAAATTTAGATACAGTAAAAGCCCAATCAGTAAAGAAGTTAATGAAGAAGCATTGGCTTCAATACCAAATTCAGCTGAAACTTATAATCATTTTTTAGCTGACTCAGAAATAATTGACAATATCAAAAAGGCAATAAACTTATAATTGCCTTTAATAAGTATGTTAGAAGCATACAACTAGAAGGACATATCAAATGAGTTTTAAGTTCGATTTTACAAAAGATCAATTATCAAGTATTCTATCAAAAAACAATGAAGTAAATGAATGGTATGAACTAATGAAAGACTTACTACCAAAATACGACATTGATACAGAAAATAGAGTAGCAGGATTTTTAGCACAATGCGGACATGAAAGTTTACAGTTTACAGTATTAAAAGAAAACTTAAACTACAGTTCAGATGCTCTTAACAGAGTATTTCCAAAGTATTTTAAAAATGCTGGCAGAGATGCTACAGAGTATCACAGGCAACCTGAAAAAATTGCTAACGTTATCTATGCTAATAGGATGGACAACGGAGACACAGCGTCAGGAGATGGATATAGATTCCGTGGACGTGGTGTAATACAATTAACAGGTAGAAGTAACTACACTAGATTTGGTGAGTCTATTAATAAATCACCAGAAGAAGTTGTAGAATATTTAGGAACTAAACAAGGTGCTCTTGAAAGTGCTTGTTGGTTTTGGAGTACAAATGGATTAAATAGATATGCTGACAGTCAAGATATTGTTGGTATGACTAAAAGAATTAACGGCGGAACAATAGGTTTAGAAGATCGTAAAAAACATTATGAACACGCTCTTGAAACATTTGATGGACATTATAAACCTATAAGAAGTTTTGAATCAGTTAGAAAAGGTTCTAAAGGACAAACGGTTATGGAAGTACAAAGAAAATTAGGAATTATGCCAGTTGATGGCATCTTTGGTTCTGGTACTGAGAACCGTGTTAAAAGATGGCAACAAAGTGTTGGCCTAACTCCAGATGGTATTATGGGACCAAAATCTTTAGGAAAACTACTAGGATAAAATTATGGGACTAAAACTAGCATTGATAATGATGGTATTAATGGCCGCCATGGGCGGAGCAGGATATTGGTATTATCAAGATACACAGAAAAAAATGAATATACTTGTAGCTAATGAGGCCAAAGCAACTGTGGCGGCTGAAGTGGCAGAAGCATCTGTACAAGCTATGAAAGAATCCTATGAAGCTATGGACCGAGAAAACAAAATAATCAAAGCAAAGTATAAAGAAATAGAAGACCGAGCTGATAGATTACAAAACAAATTATCTAAACATGACATAGGCGTACTAGGAATTGCTAGAGATAGTTTAACAGAACAAGTAATTACTAAAATGTCAAATAGTTCTTTACGATGTATAGAAATTACTAGCGGAGCAGAGTTAACAGAACAAGAATTATTAGCAACTAAACCAAGTGAAATTAATTCTGAATGTTATGAAATAGCTAACCCTAACTTTGATCCTAAATTATATCCTGTATGGCTGGAGAAAAATCAATGAGAACAATAGCTATTTTTATTATCGCTACTCTGTTTTTGGCAGGCTGTAGCACTACACCTAGAGTACTAGAAGTTTCAGCAGTACCTATAGACAAACCTCAACTAATATTACCAGATGTTGATAAACTAGAACTAAAAGAAATTGAATGGATTGTAATTAATGAAGCAAATGTCCAAGAAGTTTGGAAACGTATATCAGACGATAAAAAAGATGTAGTCCTGTTTGGGCTAACTGATGACGGATATGAACAATTATCAATAAACTTATCTGACATAATGACATTGATACAACAACAAAAAGCTATCATAGTGGCTTATAGAAATTACTATGAAGAAGCCAACGAAGCTCTTGATAATGCTAATTCGCAAAACAAGAAAGTAAACAAACAAGTCGAAGATGCTAACACAAAAGAAGCTAATAAAAAGTGGTGGCAAATCAAGTAAAGTAGCTTTACACCTCTAAGAACGCTATCCAAATGCTTTCTTAATCTCTCCTTTTGACCTTTTAATCTTAATAAATACATAATAAAGGAGCAATTTTAATATGTGGTTTTTTCTAATTAAAGCAATAGCTGGTGGAATCATTGGCAATGCTACAGCAAATTGGTTTCGTGATACAAAACTAGGTGTCTGGTTTTATAACAAAATGGATAGTTTATATAACTGGGCGGCTAAACGTTACCATCTCAAGCTTCTAACTGACGAAGAAAAACAAATGAAGAAATTCCCAGCTTTAAAAGAAAGACTGGACTCAATGGACAAACGACTTAAAAAGTTAGAAAAGTAAGACAATGGAAATATTCGACCAAATGGGAATGGACGTAGCTGATTTAATAGGGCCGTGGATAGCGATCCTAATATCAGTTTCTGCGGTATTCTGGTTTAAAGACTTTATAGGTAATATGGTACAGGGTTTAAAGTTTAAATGGAACCCTGCTTTTAAAGAAGGCGATAGTGTATTACTTGATGGCGATGATGCTATTATTGTTAAAATAGGATTATGGTCAACTGTATTTGGTGTGTATGGCGAAAAAGGATATACTTGGAGGTATGTTCCAAATACTCGTATACCATTTTTAAAATTAGAAAAAATAGTTAACCCTGATTTACACTTGGATAGTAAAGGTGAAAAGGGTAGACGAATAAAAGAATTACTCGACGAAGCTCAAAATCAAGCAATATCAAAAAATAGAGAAGACATCGATAATTTAAAAGGTAAGAAATAAGGAGTATAATAAATGAGTGATGAAGTCACAAAGAAAAAAGTAAATATTGAGCTTGAAGTAGATACAAGCATTGTAGATAGTTCTCAGAACAAATATCGTACAGTAATCGATTTAGCGAAAGCAGTAGACAGTTGGCGAATTTTCCCAAGAATTTTCATCACTACATATATAGTTCTGCTCTACAAAGTAGTTGTTTGGTTTATGGCCTTAGAAGCTCCAAATTTTGAACAAAGTGGATTAGTATCAATAGTAGTTGGTGCTGGTGCGGCTTGGTTCGGTTTATATTGTGGTTCTAGCAAGTTTAAAGGCAACAAAGAATAATTAACTTGACAAAGAACTTGATATATTATATAATATAAACTATGACTAGAGACCCTTACGAAGTATTGGGTGTATCCCCCGACGCAGATGAAAAAACAATAAAAAAAGCCTACAAAAAAATGGCAATGAAACACCACCCCGATCGTACGGGCGGTGACGAAACCAAAATGAAGGAAGTAACTGAGGCTTATAATAGAATTACTAAAGGGGACACACAACAAAATCCATTTGGGGATGGGTTTCACTTTTCTACTAATTCTAATATGTCGCAAGAAGATTTACACGACATACTATCAGGATTTGGCGATTTCTTTACAAGAGGATTTGGCGGATTTGGCGGACCACACCCTGATGTAAAATATAGAGATAGTCAAAGAAAAGGCCGTGATGTCGCAATGGACTTACCAATATCCTTTCATCAAATGTGGTTTGGGCATGAACATTTCTTACAAATAAATGGTAAAACTCTTAGTGTTAAAACACCTCCAGGTGTTCGTAATGGTGCTAGAATACGTTACACAGGGCACGGACTGCCTCCTAATCAATTAGGTACTCCGGGAGACTTAATAATCACGGTACTTGTACAGCAAGACGATAAGTACAGTATAGAAGGTAATACAGTTATTGCTAACCAGCACATATCAGTTTGGGACGCAATCATCGGAGGAGACGTTGAATACAAACACGTTGATGATAGAGTTCTCAAAATCTCAATTAATCCAGGAACACAACATGGTCAGCTTTTTCGTATACCAGGATATGGTGTTAACAATGGTGACCTAATAGTTAGAGCTGTTATTGAAGTTCCGAGTTCTAAGAGCTTGACAAAGGAGCAAAAAGAAGTTATAATGAAATGGAAGAATAAAAAGTGATACGGTTAGATCCACAATATCTTCATAACAAAGCAAAACGTTGCCTATGGCATAACTTTGAAAAAGATAAAAAAATGTATCAAATGCTATCAGCTCAAATGATTGAACTTATGATAGCTGAACATGGATTAGGATTGGCCGCAAATCAAGTAGGTATGAACTTACAAATGTTTGTTATGAAAAGAGAGAACGGAGATAAGATTGCTTGTTTTAACCCTGAGGTAGTAAAGGTAGGTACTGACTGGCACGGTGATGTTATGTGGGCCGACTTTGAAGAAGGTTGTTTAAGTTACCCAGACGTACATTATAAAATATTACGTCCTAGAACTATAACAGCTAAATGGACTAACTATCAGTCAACAGATGTTGTACAAGATTTAACAGATATGGAAGCCAGATGTTTTTTACATGAATTTGATCACTGTCAAGGAATCACTTTTGAACAACGATATAATAACACCATAAAGAAAGAGTACATATCGGATAATATTATATTAGAAGAGAAACCAATAAAACAAAGCGTGGCTATATGAGAACATACAAATGGATTGAAGGAATAGTTAGACCAGTAAAAGGCGTTAAAGAAGAATACAAAGATATAAACGAAGAAACTGAAGACAGAAGTTTTAAAAAAGCATTAAAGTCATTTCAGAATAAAGTTAAAGAATGTCGCTGGTTAAGAGTACAATATAAAAGTAAAAAAGGTAAAGACCTAGATCGTTGGGTTGAAATACCATTAGGACGTAAGAAGAGAATTGGATAAAATGATAAAACACAACCCGGAAATGGATTTAATCTTAAGCAAGGCTTATGACTTTGCTCATAAACTTAATCACAAATATGTAACTATCGAACACTTGATGTTGAGTTTAGTTAACTATAAAAATTTTAAAATTATGCTTGAAGAATTTGGTTGCGACCAAGAAAATCTTGCTTTAGAAATTAAACATCACGTTGAAACATTACCCATAGCATCTAAATCGCCAGTTGAACCTCAAAAGACACACGGCTTAGATAGAGTATGTAATAGAGCATTTACTCAAGTACTATTCAGTGGTAGACAACATTTACAAACTATAGACTTGTTTCATAGCATAATGACTGAACAAAGAAGCTATGCTTTTTATTTGTTCGCAAAATACAATGTTGACAAAGATGAACTAACAAAATTCTTTAATAAAACATATACCGGTGATGATGAAAAAGCATTACATCAACAAATGGCACAAGAAACACTAGGCGAGTATTGTACAAATTTAAACGATCAAGCTAAAGTAGGAAAGATAGATCCTGTTATAGGCAGAGAAAACGAAATTGAAGAAATGTGCCAAGTACTAGCAAAGCGAAATAAATCAAATGTATTACTAATAGGTGAGCCAGGTGTAGGTAAAACAGCACTTGCTGAAGGACTTGCTATGAGAATTTTAGATGGCGATGTTCCTGATTACCTAAAGAACTCTCGTGTTTACAACTTAGACATGGGTAGTTTAATAGCTGGTACAAAGTACAGAGGAGAATTTGAAGAACGATTAAAAGAAATTATTTCCGCGGCAAAAATATTGCCAGGATCAATACTTTTCATTGATGAAGCACATCAAATGAGAGGTGCCGGCGCCGGGGGAAACAGTGGACCAGATTTTATGCAAATGCTCAAACCAGCATTGGCTAAAGGAGATGTGAAAGTAATCGCATCTACTACTTGGGAAGATTATACGTCTAGTTTTGAAAAAGACAGGGCGTTTATGAGAAGATTTTATAGACTAACAGTTGAAGAGCCCACACCAGAGGTAGCGAAAGATATACTTACTGGTCTTAACAAATATTTTATGGAATTTCATAAAGCGAAAATATTTCCAGAGGCTATTGAAGCCGCTGTTGACCTTAGCGTCAGGCACCAACCAGATAAAAAGTTGCCTGACAAGGCAATTGATTTAATAGATAGTGCCTGTGCTAGACAACGTTTCCTAAAACAAACTAACTATAAGATTCGTAAGTCTAACATTATAGAAGAACTATCTAAAGCAACTAGAATACCATTAGAACAATTAAACTCAGAAGCTACAAAGAGCTTGGCTGATATAGACGGTCATATTAAAACAAAACTATTCGGTCAAGACCACGTTATAGATACTGTGGTTAATAAAATTATGGTATCTAAAGCAGGACTTAAGAGTATTCATAAACCAATTGGTGTATTTTTACTATTAGGTCCAACTGGTTCTGGTAAAACAGAGTTTGCTAAACTACTTGCTGAAAACAGTCAAGCAAAACTATTAAGATTTGATATGAGTGAATATCAAGAGAAGCATACAGTCGCAAGACTAATTGGTGCTCCTCCAGGTTATGTAGGTTATGAAGACGGTAATCTAGGAGGTGGACTATTAATTAGTCAAATTGAAAAGAATCCACACGCCATTGTATTGTTTGACGAGATAGAAAAAGCACACCCTGATGTTAGTAACGTTTTACTACAACTAATGGACGAAGGCTTTATTACTAGTACAAATGGTAAAAAAGCAGATGCTAGAAATACAGTTATCTTAATGACATCTAACTTAGGTGCCAAAGACAATGAAATGAATAATATAGGATTTAGTCAAGAACTAGAAAAGTCGGGTGAAGAAGATAAAGCAATGAAAAACTTCTTTAAACCTGAATTTAGAAATAGACTAGATGGAGTATGTAAGTTTAAACATTTATCAAATGACGTAGTAAGAAAAATTGTTGGTAAGTTTAAAAATGAAATAAATGACTTACTAGCAGAAAAAGGTATTAAGATAGAATTTATGGAAAAAGCTGTAGCCCAATTAGCCAAACTTGGCTATGATAAGAAAATGGGTGCTAGACCACTTGGTCGAGTTATTGAAGATAAAATTAAAATACCTCTATCTAAAAAGATATTATTTGAGAGTATTAAAGAAGGTTCTTTAATATTAATTGATTATACGAAAAAAGAATTTAGTATAACAGTTAACCCTAACGAGGCTAATGCTGATGGCGAATTACAAGATACCAAATCTAAAACCGGAGTCGATAAATCAGGTCTTATTGTACTGGACCAATTTAAACCAGAACCTAAATAGATTTTCAGCTAGAGTTAGAATAGCTGATAAACGATTTTATACTTCATATCCTATACGAATACGTTTCTATCCAATATGTCATTTTAGATTCTTCTGGAGTAACCGTTCTAAGTTTGTTAATCTTACTTGGCCGGAATATCGAAAAACATTATCCACTTACGAAAAAGAATTACTTGTAAAATACATATCTTGGGCACGTTACCCTGTGCCTATGCCAAAAACTCTTAACAATAGAGAATTTCAAACTACATTTACATTATGTAAATGGTTAATGGATAACATTGAAAAACCAAAGATTCGAATGGAATCAAATACTGTAGATTTTTATACAACTGACCCTCAAGTGTTTACGCCATTAGAGGATATTGGACCTTTAGTATGGGAAGTAGACCTAGTAAATCCAAATCTTGCTATTGACGAAATTGAATGCGATAACTTTCCACTTGACAAATACGAATATCGTGTTATACTTAAAGAAGTAAAGTTAAAAAATGATAATATCCTAAACGTAATTGATGAATTAAATAGCCAAGGAGACATCAAAATTACAGATAGAAGACTATCAGATTTTAAAAAATTTAGAAATTCCCATGGTGATTGGCTTTATGTTAAAGACGATTACATTCTAACAATAGTAAATCTAACCCTTGGGCATTTAGTATCTAGAATACTAAAATATGTTAAAGTAGGAGAAAAATAGAATGAAAATAGATCAATGGAAAACGTTTTTAAGTAGAAAACTAATACAACAAGGCACTAGAGTTTATGCTGAAGTAACAGCTAAAGGAATTGCCGATGACCCAGTTAGAGTTATGAAAGAATTAAGCATTATTGACGTTAATAAAGACGGCGGACTCGGACATTTTGTACGAGATCATACAGAAAATTATACATTTACATATGATACTGTTAAAACAATAGATAGTATGACGCCAGAACGTTTAGCTAAAGCGTTCAAGATTAAATAAATAAGTAAAATAGGAAAACATTATGCCAGCAATAGCAACAACACTTATACCAAGCACATCACACGGTACAGCTACAGGTAATTATGACGGTAGTTCAATATACTTCTATAGCGATGCCGCTAAAGGTGATGGTTATTATGGATATAGTGATGGATTACATACTGTTAGTTGGCAAGTAACATCATTTATTGGTGATATTAAAATACAAGGAAGCCTTGTTGAAACACCTGCTACTGATGATTGGTTTGATATTACAATGACTGACCCAGCTGGAGCAACGTACACTAGCCCATATGATGGTAGTACAGCACAAACGGCTCACGTAGCATACAATTTTACAGGAAACTTTGTCAATATACGAGCATCTGTTACAAACTTTACAGCAGGCTCTATTAACAAATTAAGGTTTAATTACTAATGGTAAACTGGATTAAATTAAAATTAGGACATACACCTACAGTACAAGAACAACGTGTCTTTGCTGGTGCTATTGCTATGGTGTTAGGTAAAAACTTAACTGAAAGTAAAGACGACTGGTATATAGACGTATTAGATGATCATGCTTTAGGTTGTAAATTTAAAACAGCATTTACAGAAGATGAAGCTAATAGATTAGCTCACGTATTATCGAGAACTATCCCCGATCACGAATTAGAAATATCAGTTTAAATAGGTAATCAATGTTCACTGACGAACAATCAAAAAGAATACAAAACAGTTTCTTAGCAATATGTACTCCTTGTTACGGAGGACAACTCACAGAAAAACATTATGTAAGTATGGTTTCATACGTTATTGCTTGTATGAAAAATAATATGATGTTTAGTTTAGAAACTATGGCTAACGAAAGCCTTGTTACTAGAGCTAGGAATAATCTAGTAGCAAAAATGATGATGAATCCTAAAACTACCCACCTAATGTTTATAGATGCTGATGTTGGTTTCCCAACTGACGCTATGTATAAACTTATAGCACACGATAAAGATGTTGTTGGTGGTATATATCCTAAAAAAACATTTGAACCTGACTATGTTTTTAATCCTTTACCTGATGCTAAAAGAGAAGGTGATGTAATAGAAGTTGATGATATAGGTACAGGCTTTTTACTAATCAAACGTGAAGTTATTCAAAAGATGTTTGACAGTTTTCCTAACTTAAAATACAAAAATAATATCAATATTGGCAATGACGCTGAGCCGTTCATGTATGCCTTATTTGATACTCACCTCGACGAAAAAGGCAATTACCTAAGCGAAGATTACACTTTTTGCGAACGATGGCGTAGTTTAGGTGGCAAAATATATGCTGATACTAGCATAGAATTAACACATACTGGCTATTATCCATTTACAGGCGACGTCACGTTGCTTCAAAAATAACTAAATACATTATAACTGGAGTAATTTAGTATGGCGAGTAAAATCGTGGCAATATACGCGGGAAGATTTCACCCATTTCATAAGGGCCATAAGGCTGTCTATGACAGTATGGTTGATAAGTTTGGTGAGAATAATGTTTATATCGCTACAAGTAACAAAACAGGTCCTGGATCACCATTTACATTTAAAGAAAAACGTGTTATGATGATGCTTACAGGTGTGCCTGCTAGTGCTATTAAACAAGAAATATCTCCGTATAAACCCGAAAATACGCTGTCTACAGTACCGAAAGATACAGCGGCCATCTTTGCTGTAGGGCAAAAAGATATGGCTGAGAATCCTCGTTTTAAACCAGGACTTAAAAAAGATGGCAACCCAACTTATTATCAAGATTTAGATGCTTGGCTTAAAGCAGGGAAAAAATTAGAAGGCTATGAAACACATGGCTACTTAATCGCAATACCATCAGTTAAATTTACAGTACTTAATAAGCCGGCAGATTCGGCTACACAATTAAGAGCTCAATATAAAACATTAGATGATGAGAAACGTAAAGAGTTTATAACAGATTTATTTGGACAATACGACGATATGGTTAAAACAGTAATGGATACTAAATTAACTGAAGATTTTAATCCACAAGATCATTATGATCCAAAAACAGGAAGATCTTTTGTGAATAAAAATCATCCAGAATTTAAAAACAGAGTGTTTGGTGGCGATAAAGGAATAATTGTAAAACAAATTAAAAGACTATCTTATGTTATAGATGACATAGAAAAACTTGTTAAAGATAAAGCTATCGACAAAGAAACAATGGCAACTATTAAATCACAATTAGATAGAATAGGTGATAGTTTACATGGTACACCAGTAGCAGAAAAATGGAGTAAGTTTGTTGAAACATTATGGCAACTAAACAAAGAAGAACCAATGGACAGCGAAATTTTAATACAAGGTCTTGGACGAATGACTCTACAACAAGCAATCCGCAGAGTAAAAGAATATGCTGATGAAATAAGCAGAGTAGTTTCAGACGAAGATGCTTGGTCTCATCAAGGTAAACTAAACCATCATATAGAAATATTAAGTCATTATAACAAAGCTATACAAGATGCTTATAAAGATTTGGCCGCTATCCGTAAGAAAGGCGGAACAAGAAGCAGAGGAATTGACAAATACATTGAAGGTGATGTAGAAGCAGATAAGAAAAATCCTGTAGCAAAAAAACATATTAATAAGCCTGAATGGAAGGCTTTACATGATATGGATGATGACATTATCAACGATTATATTAAACATAAAAAAGTTAAAGAAGCAAATGATTATGGCGAAGCAAGACTTTTAGGTATTGCTCAAGCACATCTAAGCCATGGATTAGAAATGGCCCAATACATATTAGATGGTGACGAGTTCAAAGCTAAAAGCATAGCCAGAAGCATTGTACAAAATTGGCCAGAAGCAATTGACAAAATACAAAATGTGTATAAAGAAACAATTGGAGAGGCAGATTCATATTCGCCACCAACTATTAAGGTAGGTGACGAAGTTAAAGTTGGTCGATTTAAAAATAGAAAAGCTGAAGTCAAAGGTTTCACAAAAGATGAACACAATCAACCAGTACTCAAAACTAACAAAGGTGACCAAAAATTATTTAAACCACGAATAGTGAAGTTAGAAGTCAGTGAAACTTTTGATACTGTAGAGAGGGCGTACAATGAGAATAAGAGAAGTAGCTAAAGCAATAAAAGAAGGGGTGGACTTTAATGCGGGCCATCTCAACAAAGAAAAAGGATACTGGACTAGCGATACTGATTCTGGGCAACGATATAAAGATGAATTTTATGGTCCAGATTCTGATCCGTATGCGGAACCAGAATACCATCCTGATTACAAACCAGAATTAGATTTACATTTAACTGGTTCAAGCATGGGTCAAGTGTTTGCTGAGCTCGGATACGACTCAGAAGCACATCCGCCAATAGATGAATTTATAGCAAGAACAACACAATGGTTACAAAAAGCAATAGGTAAACCTTCTCCAGAAGAACCTACTACAATAGATAAAAGTGGTGGAGGTGCTACAATGATAAGTGGTGGCAAACGTGAAGGTTACTTTAATGATGTAATTATGAGAATGAATAAAATTGCTAGATATGGTAAAGAAAACGGCGCAACCCATGTTTGGGCGGCCTAAGGACCTGTAATGAACATCGGAGAAGTAGACAATCCAAAACCCGTAGTATATGTAGACATGGACGGCGTCTTGGCAGACTTCTTCTCTGAATGGGCTAAAATGGCAGGAGTAAAGTCAGGCAGTTATAGAGATATACCCCCAGCAAACGTTGACCCTACACTTAACAAAATGATTGGCACAGACTTCTTTGCTAAATTACCAAAATTTCCTACAACTGATAAACTAATCCAATTAGTTATTAATCGCTTTGGCTCGTATAAAATATTAAGCTCGCCATTAAGAAACGATCATGCTAACAGCAAAAAACATAAAATAGATTGGGTTGGAAGAAAGTTAAAAATTAAACCTACTGAAACTATTATTGTAGCAAACAAAACAGGTTATGCTAAACAACCAGACGGCACCCCTAATATACTAATCGACGACAGGGGACTTAACATTGAACGCTGGAACCAAGCAGGCGGATACGGTATTAAGTATCAAGCAGATGAGGACTCGTTAGAAAAAGTAGTAAAAGGATTAGATGACTACCAACAAAAGTTAGGTGAGCGTGGAGTAATGAGTATTGGTGGCATACAATATGGTGGCTTTAGACGACCATTAAAAATTAAAAAATCTACACCGGGCAAATTACACTACAGCAAACCTAAAGGTAAAAAGATTAAAATGGGTGCTGATGGTAACTTGAGTTATAAAAAGTTTGTAAGAAAAGTATACGAAGTAACAGCAGATGAACTAAAACAAATAGAAACGTATGCTGATAGACTATTTGCTAAAGTAGGTATAGATGTAAGATTTACAAAACATTTTTTAGATAGAGTTAACGATACTAGAAATGAAAAAGAAATAACACCTGCTGAACTTACACGTTTATTCAAACAAGAATTTAAAAAATGGGGAAGACCTATTGCCCAAATGGGGCCTGATGCTGAAGCTGTAATGAAAGATATGAGAACAGATGTTAATGTACCTTTTGCTTTGGTATGGGACAAGAACAACAACGAATTAGATTTGGTTGCTAAAACAGTAATGAAAAAGCCAGACTTTAAAACATCTAACAGAGAATTTACTATTGAAAACGAAGAGATAGATTCTACAGCATTTAATGAAATTATAACACCAGCACTAGAACGTTTAGACAAAGCATTTAAAAAAGATAACTTTGAAATAAGAATAGTTGGCGGTGCTGTTAGAGATATTGCTTTAGGTAAAACACCTAAAGATATTGACTTGGCAACTGATGCCACACCTGATGAAATGATTGAACTGTTTGATAAAAATAATATTAGACATAAACCTACAGGACTAGAACACGGCACAGTTACAGCAATAATAGACAGTGAACCATTTGAAATTACAACACTACGGGCAGACGTTAGTACTGACGGTAGACACGCTGATGTAGAGTTTATTCGTAACTGGAAAGAAGATGCTCAACGTAGAGACTTAACGTACAATGCTATGAGCTTAGACTTTGATGGTAACTTATACGATTACTTTAATGGTATGGACGACTTACAAGATAAAGTTAGTAACTTTGTAGGTGACCCAGAAGAACGTATTAAAGAAGACTATCTAAGAATATTAAGATACTTTAGATTTCAGAGTAAATTAGATAGTCCTAAATGGGATAAAGATACACTAGTTGCTATAAAAGATAATGCTAAAGGATTGCCACAAATTTCTGTAGAAAGAATATGGCAAGAAATGGGTAAACTTCTTGTAGGAAATAGTGTAATTCAATCTTTAGCATATATGTCAGCAACTAACGTAGATCGAGCAATAGGATTAGATACTAGTAACATACAAAAACTAAAAGATTTAAAAGGTAATACAGATCCTATTATGGCTCTAGCATTATTAGTAGACAGTCTTGCTATTGCTAATCAATGGAAATTAAGTAACGCTGAAGAACAAGACTTAAAATTTTATCTTAGTTACAGAGATAAAAAATTAAACAAAGAACAAGCAGAACATTTAGTAATTGATGGTACGGATAAATTAAAAGTTAGTAACTTATTAAAACTACAAAAACAAGATAAGTTAGCTAGTTACATAGAACAATTTCAAATGCCAGAGTTTCCTATAACAGGAAATGATCTTATACAACGTGGTATGAAGCCTGGTCCCGATTTAGGCAATACATTAAACAAATTAAAAGATTTGTGGAAGAAAAGTAACTATGATTTATCAGCAGATGAATTGCTTGGTGCTGTTAGTTTTGAATCTACAGAAGAAGCTAAACGTATGAATGATATGTTAGGTATTACAGAAGGTGTTGGAATCATAACAGCATACAATACAACAAAAGATGTTAAGCCAGGTGAAACAGCTCGGCAAGCCAACAAGCTCGGCTTACAAGTAAAAGGCGAAGGCAAAGTCGCTTTTTTAAGAAGGAGTTGGGAAAATGAGAAACAAATCAAATGACGAATATTTTAACCAAAATCCTAAACCGAGGCACAGTTACTTAAAACATAAAGCTATTCAATATCTCGGTTTTAACACTGAAAAAAAGTTAAGTAAAACTGAAGCCAAGAAACTCAGAATTAAAACAAACAAATTAAAAGTTTCAGAGAAAAAAGCTCGGAGGCATTTCGGCCACGAATTTTTTAAACAGGTTTCATATGTTTTTAAATCAGGATTTAAATGAAAGTAGCAATTACAGGACACACATTAGGATTAGGTAGAGCTTGTTACATACATTATGGCACAAATGCTGTAGGATTTAGTAGAGGTAATGGTTATGACATTAATAACCCTGCCGATATTATAAAAGACTCAACTGACTGTGACATTTTTATTAACAATGCTTATGATGGGTTTGCCCAAGTAAATTTGCTATATGAACTTATAAAAACATTTAAAGGTAAAATTATTAATATATCAAGTAACAGTAGCACAGGTGTTAAAAATAAAGTGTGGCCTTACTCTGTACACAAAGCCGCATTGGATAAAGCAAGTGAGCAATTATCTCATAATGGATATGATGTAAGTAATATTAGATTTGGTTATATTGATACAGCTAGAATTAAACATATAAAAGAACCTAAAATAAGTATTCAAGAAGCTGTTTTAACTATTGATGATGTTATTAACAGTCCAAATCCTATTCCGCTAACAACTTTATTACCTAAATAAGATAAGTACTAATATGAAGATAAAAGATATTATTGAAACCGCAACAGCAGGTGCTACAGCAAGTGGTAACATCGCCACCGTTGTAAATCCTCATATTGCTATAGGAAGTAAAGCACAACAGAAAAGTTATGCTGGATCGCCAGGTAAAATGGGTAAAACACCTAAACATCCTAAACCCAAAAAACAAAAACCTACTGATAATGCTTTAAATATGAAAGATACAAGTATATTTGGTGGGCCAATGCTAAAGCGATAATAATATATTTTAAATAAATAACTTATAATAAAACAATTAATTAATTCGGGGTTAAAAAATGAGAGCTAAACAAATAATAAGAGAAGATTTGTCCATGGACACTCGTGTTATGGAAACAGACCACGAAGTACAAATGGCTAGAGCAGACTTATTTAAAATAGCAAAGTACTCCGTAGAACTACACAAGATGCTTAAAAACATTTCCGAAGCTGAAGGTCTTGAGGGTTGGGTACAAGCTAAGATTACTAAAGCGGCGGATTATATTTCAAGTGTAAAACATCATTTAGAATACGAACAAGCTGAAGTAGATGTTTCACCAGAACCACAAGACGCTACTATTGAAATTCCAGCTGAAAGTATTACAGAAGGTGAATACACTGAAAAAGAAATTAAAATGGCAATAGGTATTGCTTTTGATCCAAGATATAAGCAAGGCAATATGAGTGGTGCCGTTACAGCAATTAACAAAATTAAACCAGGGTTAGCAGATCATCCAAAGGTAAGTGATGCTTTAAGAAGAGCTAACGAGTCTAAAGGAAAATAAGATGGAAGATAATTCATTCTCAAGTCTGGTAGCTAAACTTAATGAAATGAGTGAAACTGGTGCTCCAGCAAAAAAACATAAAGAAATTAAAGTAATTAAAAAAGCAAAACATGAAGGTAAGAAACACGAAGACCCTAATGTAAATGCTATGGCTGAATTGCTTGAGTCAATTGATGAAGGTAAGAAACCAAATCATTTAAAAGGTAAACACAAATTAAAAACTGTTCCAGCTGGAGAACATGATGGCACAACTAAAAATCCTAGTAAAGGAAAATTAGTTGGTGAAGAACACATACCAGTTGATGAAGATTTAATTGCTGATTTATCTACAAGATTTAGAGATTTATTAGAGCCAACTAAAGTAGCAGAAGAAGAACCAACAGACGAAGCAGTTGGTGAATTTGCTGAACCATTATATACACTACAAGATGAATTAGGTCTTGAAGATAATGTTTTAGTAGATGAGCTTACTCGTTGGATGAGTGGTGACGACATTAAAGACTTTGTTGCTCATTTCCGTCAAAATCACGATATGCCAGAAGGTGGACGTGAGTATGAAGGTGTTGAAGAAGGTAAGAAAAAAGATCACGACAAAGATGGTGATGTAGATAGCGACGATTATTTGGCCGCAAAGGACAAAGCAATTAAAAAAGCAAAAGCCAAGGAAAAGTAATACAATGGCACACGTTGACCTACATAAAATAAACGAATTACTTCAAAAAATTCAACACGAAGATTCAAGTGATCTAGCTCAAGCTAAAGCCACTGGTAAAGATCATAAATTAAGATCTGGTCGTTATCACGATATGGCTCAACAAGATACTGAAGGCATGAGCGATGGTGACATGGTTGACGTTATTGCTAACTTATATTATAGATTAGATAAACTACACGCCTTAGAATCAATAAACGAAATAGACCCAAGCAGATCACCATGGACACAATCAGGTAAACATCCTGGTGCGATGAATAGAGAAGAACTAGAAAAAGAAATTGCTGTATTTGATGAATTGAGAGCTAGAGGTGATCATTTATCACCAAAAGAATTAGCACAAGAAGATTCATTATATCATTACTTAGATCAAACTAACGAAGACGAAACACCAAATTTTAATCCTAAAGGCGGCTCCTTTGCCAAAAGAGCAGATGCGGCCAGAGGTATGTGGGCATCAAGTAATGAAATACAAAAAAGATTTAAAACTTGGCAAGACTTTATGAATTCAGAAGATTTTGATGACTGGTTAGATGACAAGTTTAGAGATGAACTTGGAGAAGATAGCGGTTGTCCTTGTTGCGGATGTGATAGTGTAGCAGAATGTACTTGTAGCCCAGACTGTCCTAATTGCGATTGTCATAGCGGCGTAACTGAAGATGATAGATATACAAAATATGCTAGTGTTCCAGGTCGCGAATATGATAAGGACGACAAAGCAGAAGCAAAACTATTATCATTACAAGATCGAAAATCAAAACTTTTAAAAAAATTAGATAGAATTTCCGATGAAGGTGGTAAAATTGGCATTAATGATCCTGAATATAAAGAACTTCAAGCAGTTAAAAAAGCAATAGCAGGTCTTAAAGAAGATGAAGCTAGTGATCTTTATCACGATAATGTTAAATCAGGTAAAGATTATAATGACTACAAAGGTATCCAAATCCATAATTTAAGAAAAGAATTAAAACAAGTGAGAAAAACACTTCTTAACCTACAAGACATTGAAGGTAAAGATAACAGTTCAGATATGCTTAATAACATTAAAGGTATGCTGGGCGGTTATGAACAAGTAGTTGACAATATGGAAGATGCTTTTAACAAACTTCGGATTGGTAGACATCGTAAAGAATCATCAGAATTTCAAAAAAGAGTTAAAGAAGCTGAACAAGGAAGTACTGAATACTACAGAGAATTAGATAAAAATCAACTTGATCACACTCATCAACTATTAATGAAAGCTATGAACCAATTAAACGTAGCAATAGCACAAAGATCAAAATTTGGTAAAGAGCTAATGGGGTCAGGCGACAGAGCAGGCACAGGTCACTTATACGGAATATTACAAAGACTTGAAGCAATAAGCAACGAGTGGGATAGAGAAACAGAGTTGTACGGAAATTAACAATGAGAGCAACTGATTTACTAGATAGAAAATTAAGTGGGGGCGAAAAGCGTTCTAAAGAAGCACACGTCAAAAAACTTAAAAAGCACAAAGGCGACTTTGAAAAACGTTACGGTGATGATGCTGAAAGTGTCATGTATGCTGTAGCAACTAAAAGAGCTAAAGGTGAATCAGTAGAAAAAGAAGGCTGGCATAAACTTCCAGATATGGATAGAGAAAGATATCAAGAACGTGATGGACTAGAAGGTCCTATTATGACACGCTCTGGTAAAGTAGTTTACTACGATAATAAAGAAGGCAAATACTACGACCCAGATACAGATATGTACATTGATGACGAAGATATGAGAGCTTTAACGACAGTTAGAACAGAAGACAACTTTGATGCTGAAGGACAAAAACCCAAAGCATTAATGGCTTTATATAAAGATAACGAACATAACAACTATCACTCAGAAAACAATTTATTACTAGCTAAAGCATTTGGTACTCCTAAAGAAGTACAAATGGTAGAATTAATTCTTAAGAAAAATCAAAAACAAGGCTACACATCAAACGAAGATTCTGAATGGATGTACAAAAACATAAACAAAAAATACTATAAAGAACTAGTTAAAGGAGCACTAGGTGAAACTTATGGTTCTTTAATGACAGTTGGTGCTGATCCTAAACCAAAATATAAGGATGAAAAACCAGGCAAATATAAAATTGGATTAACTAAAAAACCTAAAAATGCTAAAGAACCTTATATTGCTAAAAAGGAAAGTATATTTGACGAGGTTTGGGGAGAAGCAGAAGTAGATGACGTAAAAGTAAAAAAGAACGACATAAAATTATCTGGAAGTGTTACACCACAAATGATTGCTAAACAACTACCAGGTGTACAAGATCAAAAAAACTTAATAATGGCATTAATGAAAATGAAACGTGGTGACCCGAATTATAGTAGACCACAAATGATTGCGGCCGCGGATGCTTTTAAAGAACTAATATCAAAAACACCAGAAGAAACACAAAAAATAATGATGCTATTAAAACGTGTCAAAACACTAGGGGATTAAAATGTCTAGATTAGCAGAAGAATTAAACACTTATGTTAAAATGGTAAGTGATAATCTGATTAAAGAAAAACATTATCAATCTATACACGACATTCTTCAAGCTCACCCAAAAGAAGTAGATGCTTTTAAAAGCAATCCTCATAATTTCCCTATACAAAAACACAAAGAATTTTATAAAGATCTTTGGGATCTGTATAGTAACTCGGGCGAAATGCCACACGAAGTAGTAACAGCATCAAGTGAAAAATATAAAGCACAATGGATAATGGACAAACTACACGACGAAGTTAGTAGCCAAGAACCAGAAGACTTTGATCCACATGATGACGCATCAAATGACCATTTTGATATGGACTTAGATTATGATGAAGACTGGGACACATTAGGATTTGACCCTGCTTACGAAAATAACAAAGTTAAAGAAGAATTACCACATACTGAAGGTCCACCTTTAGCAGATAAAATTCATGATAGTTTACATAATACTTGGATGAACGGTGGCGAAGAAGCTCTTCAGGCAGAAATGAAAATGGACGACAAAGATTGGCAAAATGCTATAACAGATATTTCTATTAACACAGGTTGGCATCAAGATGACGATAGAGAAGAAATTATTACTAAAATAATCGATGATTATGTTGACAATTATGCTACTGGCGAATCAACTACTCCAATTTCAAAAATGAAACATCTAGCCGGCTTGTAAATCATTAACTACCCATATAACTACCCATTCTAAATAATTACTAGTATGTTAAACAACGATTTAAATATTCGTAAAAAAACTTCCTATAAATCTATTGGCCCTACTGGTATACCAGAAGGCTTTATACTAGATAGTCCATCTAAAAGTGAACTAGGTGCTGAAGGTTGGAAAAATCATATGTGGCAAAACTTTAGCTACACATACAATGAAGATGGCTTTAGAACAACATTTCCTTATACAAACTCAGGAATAATTGCTATAGGTGATAGTTTTACAGAACATCACGGAGGCCCTGAAGAAGAACAATGGACACAACATATACATGGCCCAGGCACTAAAACGCCAATGGATGCTATAGTTATGGTTCCTAAGATTGATGTTATTAACTTAGGTATGGATGGGGCTGGTAATGATACTATTGCTGATATTGTAGAATGGGGAGTAAACAAATTTAAACCTCATACAGTATTAATAATGTTTAGCTTTTTACATAGATGGAATGATAACGGCGAATTAAAAGCAGATGATACTAATGATGAAAGATGCCGAGAACGTATGTTGTTTAACTTTAATAGAATAGTAGAATATACTAAAGGATTAAAACTAATATACAGCTTCATACCAGATAGATTAGTTAGCAACAATGAATGGATAAACGAACATTTTCCTGATAGAATAAAGTATAGGCAAACTGATTATGCTCGTGATGGAGTACATTTTGGTTATGATACTGTAAGATCAATTGGCGACTTGTTTAGTCGGGCTCTTTAATAAATTCTGCTTCTAGTTTAGCTTCTTCTTTTTTAACTACTTTTTCTTTTCTAATATGTGGATAAAATAATGGAGCCGGAGATAAACTAGTACACCATGGGTCTTTTTTATCAATAGCTTGTTTTATTTTAACACCCCAATATACTAAATTAGGTTTATGAATTTCAATAGCTTGTTTCCAATCAAACGTACGAACGCCTGTGTCTAACACAATTTTACTACCAGCATACATTAAAGGTAAAATACAATTTACTAACTGAGATACTTGATTTCTTGTATCTTGTTCTATATAAGCTACCGCTGGTGCCTCCATAACACTTGATTTACCATCAGGTGTATGTACAGCAGAAAAACTTTTAATAAGTTCATCTAAGTTTGATTTTTTATATTTGTGAAGTTTAGTATCGCGATGTTCAATAATAACACCATCTATATTTTGGTATTCTTTACATTCATCTGGATACTCATATGGTTCTGAATATTGAACAAAACTACGATGGAAAACTAAACGTACAGATTTTTTATCAGGTCCTGCTTCGTATCTTCCACCTGGTAAAACTAAATCTTCCGAGCCAACCATTATTACTGTTGGCTTAACTTTTTTATACCATGCTGGTGTTAAATTATTAGCATTATCAAAATAAAGTGTATGACCACATTTAACAGCGGCAAAAAGCATAGCTAATACTGTAATAGATGTATGCCCTTTAATAACAATTCTCATTGGGTCTAGTATATAAACCGGATCAGGCATTTCACCTGGTTCATGAACTAGTGTACCTTTTACTCTTAAATGGTTAAAATATCGTCCCCAATAGTTAACGGCTGATTCAAAACGTCTACTATCAATCCAATTTCCGTCATCTTGGATAATTTTGAATTTACCAAATTTACTAAAATCTAAGTCCATACTGTCAATCTCCTATTGTACTAGTATGTATCACTAAAAGAGCTTGACTTCTTTCGAAAGTGGTAGTATAATATAAACTATTAAATTTAATAAAGGAGACTCCAAATGTCTGATAGATATTTTAACCCTGAAGAAAAAGCAAAACTGACCCAAGTTATTAACGAAGGTATGACAGTAATGCAAGAAGTCGAAGATTTGTCGGCAGGTCTTAACGAAACAGTTAAAGCCGTTGCTGAAGAATTCGAAATTAAACCAGCTGTACTTAAAAAAGCAATAAGAACAGCACATAAAGGAAACTTTGCCGAAGTTAGTACTGATCAAGAATTGTTAGAAACAATTTTATCAACAGTCGGAAAAGTGTAAGTGAATAAAGTTGCCCAATTTTGGGTTAACTCTTATAAAAGCGACCAAATAGCATTTAGTTTTGAACTTGTTAGTTTTATATTTACAGTAGCGGCAAGTTTAACATTAGCCTTAACGGCACTAGATCCAAATATGGTATTGATATACCCGCTTTTCTTTATAGGGTCAACAACTCAATGTTATGCTTCTATGAGAAGAGGTGCGGCTTGGGTAATGTTATTAACAGGGTGGTTCGTTTGTGTTAATGTATTCGGATTCCTTGTAGCAACTGGGATTTTATGATAATTATATGTATAAGGTAAACTTTCAATGTATGTAGATGCTTTCTTTGATCGCCAACGTGATCGAATTCACATTGTTGAGCGAGACAAAAATCAAATTAGACAATACCACGATCATCAAGCAAAATATATAATGTATTATGATGACCCGAAAGGTAAGTTTAAGAGTATCTATGGCAATCCGGTCAGTCGAATTCAATGCCGTACTAATAAAGACTTTAGACGTGAAAAAGCTCTTCATGTAAATGTTAGAACATACGAGTCGGATATGAATCCAGTATTTCGTTGTTTAGAAGAAAACTATTTAGGTCAAAATGCTCCAAAACTACATACAGCATTTTTTGATATTGAAGTTGACTTTGACGTCACTAGAGGATTTAGCCCACCAGAAAACCCATTTAACCCAGTTACAGCAATATCAATATACTTACAATGGTCTAAACAATTAATAACATTGTTAACACCACCTAAAGGTATGTCTAAAGACGAAGTTGATAAAATTATTAGTAAGTTTGAAAATACATTTGTATTTGAAAACGAAGCAGATTTACTTAATACATTTTTAGATGTAATCGAAGATGCTGATGTATTAAGTGGTTGGAACAGTGAAGGTTATGATATTCCATACATGGTTAATAGAGTTAAAAGTGTATTAAGCAAAGATGATACAAGACGTTTTTGTTTATTTGGGCAATTTCCTAAAGAACGAAAATTTGAACGTTTTGGTAAGGAACAAATTACACACGATTTAATAGGTCGTGTACATCAAGACTATATGCAACTTTATCGAAAATACACCTATCATGAGATGCATTCTTATTCATTAGATGCGATTGCTGAATATGAATTAGGTGAAACTAAAGTACAATACACAGGTACATTAGATCAACTATTTAATAATGACTGGGAAAAGTTTATTGAATACAATAGACAAGACACAATGCTATTAAACAAGTTAGATGAAAAGTTAAAGTTCTCAGATTTAAGTAACGAACTAGCTCATGCTAATACTGTTTTACTACAAACAACAATGGGTGCTGTAGCAGTTACAGAACAAGCAATTATTAACGAAGCACACGAACAGGGCTTTGTTGTACCAGATAGAAAAAAGCACGACAAAGAAAATACAACGGCGGCTGGTGCCTATGTGGCATATCCTAAGAAAGGATTACATGACTGGATTGGTGCTATAGATATTAACTCACTATATCCAAGTGCCATTAGAGCATTGAATATGGACCCAGCAACTATTATTGGACAACTTAGACCAGACTATAGTGACGCTCACGTTAACGAGGCAATGGGCAATAAGAAATCATTTGCTGAAGCTTGGGAAGGTAAGTTTGGTAGCACAGAATATCAAATGGTTATGGATCAAGATAAAGTAGATGAAATTGTTGTTGAATGGGAAAATGAAGCAAATGAAATATTAACAGGTGCTGAAATTTATAAGAAAATCTTTTTAAGTGGTAACAAATGGATGTTAAGTGCTAATGGTACTATTTTTACACACGAAAAAGAAGGAATCATTCCGGGATTATTAAAACGTTGGTATAGTGAACGGCAAGACATACAAAAAGTTAGGGCTTCTGCTAACACACCAGAAGAAAGAGCATTCTGGGATAAAAGACAATTAGTTAAAAAGATTAACCTAAATAGTTTATATGGTGCTATACTTAACCCAGGTTGTAGATTCTTTGATAAACGTATTGGGCAAAGTACAACATTAACAGGACGAACGATTGCTAAATTTATGAGTAGCAAAGTTAATGAAATTATTACAGGTGAATTTGATCATAGAGGAAAGTCTATTATATATGGTGACACAGACTCTGTATATTTTAGTGTTTGGCCAATAATCAAAGATACTGTTGAGAAAAAAGAAATGGAATGGAGTAAAGATATATGTGTTAAACTTTATGACAATATATCTGAACAAGTTAACGAAGATTTTCCAAAGCATATGAAAGAAGCTTTTAATTGTCCAAGAGAAAACGGTGAGATTATACAAGGTGGTAGAGAGATTGTTGCTATTAAAGGATTGTATATTACTAAAAAACGTTATGCTGTTTTAATTTATGACTTAGAAGGATCTAGACTAGACAGGTCAGGTAACCCAGGTAAAGTAAAAGCTATGGGTTTAGATCTTAAACGTAGTGATACACCAAAAGTAATACAAGACTTTTTAAGTGAGATATTGTTAGGTGTTTTAACAGGTGACAGTCGAGATACTGTTATTGAAAAAATTAGAAACTTTAAACAAGACTTTAAACACAGACCTGCTTGGGAAAAAGGATCACCTAAACGTTGTAACAATTTAACAAAGTTCACTGAAGCAGAAAGACGTGAAGGTAAAACAAATATGCCAGGTCATGTTAGAGCAAGTATGAACTGGAATACTTTATGTGATATGAATCATGACAAGTATAGTGAAAAGATTATGGACGGGCAAAAGGTTATTGTTTGTAAACTTAGACCTAACCCGTTAGGATATAAAAGTGTAGCATATCCTACAGATCAACTACACTTACCTACATGGTTTAAAGAGCTTCCATTTAATGAAGCTGATATGGAAAATACTGTAATTAGTAATAAGATAGACAACTTGTTAGGAGTATTAGATTGGGATTTAGTTAGTGACACAGATACTTCAACAACATTTGATTCGTTGTTTACGTTTGAATAAAGGAGATGTATGAGAATAAGTGTAACAGGTAGTAGAGGTTTTGTTGGCACTAGATTAGTTCAAATATTAAAAGAACAAGGTCACGAAATTGTTGAATGGGATAGAAATATAAGTGAAGAAAGAGATATAGAAGAATGGCGACCTGAAGATTGTTCAGCTGTAATACATCTGGCGGGTATTGCCAATGTACGAAAAAGTATAGAAAATCCAGAAGAATATTGGTATACTAACGTTGAGCTCAGTAAAAAGTTATTTTACCTAGCATTAACTAACAATATGCGAATAATTTATGCTAGTAGTTCTTGTGCTAAACGTTGGTGGTTATCACCATATGGTACAAGTAAAAAAGCTATGGAACTAATTGCCCCACCTAGAAGTTTGGGTATGAGATTTACAACTGTATATGGAGAAGGCAGTAGAAAGGATATGTTTGTTCATCGGCTTAAAACTAAAACACTAGAATATGTAACTGATCATGTTAGAGACTTTATTCATGTAGACGATGTATGCCAAGCTATTATAAAAAACCTAAATAATAACATACTATCAGGAATTATTGACGTAGGTACAGGTAACGGTATAAGCATACAAGAATTAACCCAGATAGCTGGATATGAAGATGGGCAATTAAGATTACAAAAAGGATTATCTTGTGAAATGCCTGAGAATACAGCTAACATAGGACCATTGTTAGGAACTGGTTGGAAACCTACAATTAAAATAGAAGATTATATAAAGGAGTAAAATATGGCTGACGATTATAATCCAATGATAGAACAAAATGTTGGCGATGTTTCTGGAGACTTTACAAAAAGTGTTACAATAACCGATAGTGGTAATACAGAAACAACAGGTACTGGTAGTGATGTTGAAGCTGGTGTAGAAGCAATCCATACTATATTTCAATACATACCAGAGTTAATTTTTGTTTCAATATACGGCTTATTAATGTACGCCGCGGTGCTTTGGATCACCAAAAAGATAAAGGGGTAGTATGAAGTTTATTATAGCAGGATATGGATTTGTTGGTAGTGCTATTGGAAGTGTATTAGAACCACATCACGAAATAATACCGGTAGACCCAAGACTTAATGTTAATAAAATAGAAGACCATATTAAAACAGCAGATGGCGTGATTATTTGTGTAAGCACACCTCCAAAAGATACAGGTGAGTGTGATGCTAGTAATATTTGGAATGTATTAAAACAGATTCCAGGACCACTAGATGTTCCAATCCTAATTAAAAGTACAGTACCATGGATTGATTTAGATCAAATGGTTGAATATAATAAACAATGGAATAAAAGCAGTATTACATACTACCCAGAATTTTTAAGAGAAGAAACAGCATTAGAAGATTTCGTCAATCAAAAATATGTTATACTAGGAGGCGATAATACAAAATTTTGGTCAGATGTATTATATAAACATCTACCATTAGTAGAACACATACACACTTGTACGATAAAAGAAGCAAGTATTATAAAGTATTTCTCTAACAGTTATTTGGCAACTAAACTTACGTTCTTTAATGAACTGTATGAGTTATGTGAAAAAGTCAAAGCAGATTATGATACAGTTAGTGAATTATTAGGATTGGATACTAGAATTGGCAAAAGCCATACAACTGTACCAGGGCCTGATGGAAATTTTGGTTGGGCAGGCCATTGTTTTCCAAAAGATACAACTGCCTTAATAAAAATAGCAGATGATTTGGATATTGAATTGTCTGTACTTGAACAAGCTATGTCAACAAATGTCGAACATAGGAAAAAAGACTTGACAACCAGGCCTGAAACAAGTTATAATAAAGACATAAATGGAGAAAACTAAATGAAAGATTACTTACAAGATATCGTACAACATACTCATGGTCTTGGGTTTATTGATCTAGTAAAGATTGATGGATCAGACGAAGAGACGTTGCTCGAAGGAATAGCAGAAGATCGTTCTGTTATTGTTAAAGCAAAATTTAAAAATCCAGTAGCAGACTTTGTTGGCACGTTTGGAATGCCAAACATCAATAAACTGGATTTGTTATTGAAGATCCCAGTTTATAGTGAAAACGCTAAATTGGAATTACAACGCCAAGATCGTAATGGTACATCAGTACCAGTTGGCATTCATTTTGAAAATGATGCTGGTGATTTTAAAAACGACTATCGTTTTATGACTAGCGAAATTATTAATGAAAAGATTAAAAGTCTTAAATTTAAAGATGTAACGTGGGACGTAACTATTGAACCAACTGTGGCGGCAATACAACGTTTGGCATATCAGGCTCAAGTTCATGCTGAGGAAGTAACATTCATTGCTAGAACTGATGCTGGACATCTTAAATTTTACTTTGGTGATCACTCAACTCATGCTGGAGACTTTGTATTCCAACCTGATGTTGAAGGTACACTTAAACACGGATGGGCTTGGCCTGTTCTACAAATACAACAAATATTAAAACTACCTGGCGATAAACAAATGATGTTTTCAGAACAAGGTGCCGCTCAAATTAATGTTGATAGTGGACTTGCTGTTTACGAATATATCTTACCAGCACAAAGCAAGTAGGAGAAGTAAATGTTAGCAAGTTTTATATATGTAAGTCGTGAAGCATTAGAAATGATGTTTTTGACTTTATTAATATCAACAACTATTGGAATGAACTGGAAAGTTTATTCAGCTGGTGCTGTAGGATTACTAGCAGGACTAGGATCAGGATTAGTACTAGGCGATTTTTTAGAAAACTATGAAGTAGGTATGTATACTTTACTTTCAGCATTAATGCTTTACTTGTTCTATACTAGTAAAAATATGGCACAGCACATTAAAGGACACGTTGAAACAATTCAAAGTGGGCAACAAGGTATGCTTGTAGGATTGTTTACAATATTCTTTATATTTGCTAGAGAGTTTATGGAAATTTTTATTTTTATGTTTCAAGCAGTAAATAATACTAAAGATGGCTGGATTGGAGCCACACTTGCTGTAGCATTAATATTTGGATGTTTTCCTTTAATCAAAAAGTATGCTGATACATCAACAATGTTTAAAGTAACTAGGTATGCTTTCTTAGTATTTGCTTTTTGGTTTGGCTATGAAGCATTGGAACACGCTCATATTTTATAGGATAAAAGAATAATGGATACCAATTTAACTACAGAACAAAAAGACTATGCTATATTTTTACCTGCTATAAGTTCTTTTTATTCAACATTTATTGGTAAACAACGCTACGAAGAATACATTTCTCAAAGTAGATTACCAACAAACATGAATGGCCTTGTAGAAAGCGGAAACTGGCTCGAACCAGCGGCCGCTCTATGGCAATATAAATGGGGATTACACTCGGCAGGTCACGCCAGCTTAGATTTAGGACATATTCCTAAAGAAGATATGTATCGTAATAGAGACAGAAACAATAGTTGGCTATTAGGTGACTCAGGTGGATTCCAAATAGGTAAAGGTAAATGGGAAGGTGACTGGCGGCCAAACAGCGGTGATCCTAGATGTCAAAAAAAGAGGGAACAGGTCTTAAAATGGATGGACGAGTATATGGATTATGGAATGATCCTAGACATCCCGGCATGGGTTTCACGATCACCTGAAGGGGCTAAAGCAAGTCATATTAATTCATATCAAGAAGCTGTTGAAGGAACACAACAAAACAACGAATACTTTATAAACAATCGCAACGGTAATTGTAAATTTTTAAATGTATTACAAGGTGAGAACTTCGCACAAGCAGATGACTGGTATGAGCAAATGAAAAAATATTGCGATCCTAAGCAATATCCAAATGAACACTTTAATGGTTGGTCAATGGGAGGTCAGAATATGTGTGACATCCACCTCGCTTTGAAACGTTTGGTTACATTAAGATACGATGGTTTACTTGAAGAAGGTAAACAAGACTTAATGCATTTTTTAGGAACCTCAAAACTAGAATGGGGTGTAATGCTAACGGCCGTTCAACGAGCTGTACGAAAGTATCACAATTCTAAATTTACAGTAACATACGATTGTGCTTCTCCATTTTTATGTACAGCGAACGGCCAGCAGTATACTAATTGGAGACTGGATCATAACGGTAAATGGTCTTACATTATGGAACCTGCTCCTGACAATAAAGATTATAAACAAGACACAAGACCTTGGGACGAAGAATGTACTAAACATCATGCTAATTGGAATCCAAGTCCAATATCAGAAGGATTAAAAGTAAATGATATTTGTGTTTATGGCCCAGGAGACTTAAATAAGAATAACAAAGAAGGAAACACTAGTTGGGATAGTTTTAGTTATTTCTTAATGATGAATCACAACGTTTACACACACATTAAATCTGTACAAGAAGCAAATAAGGCAATGGACAATGGTTCATATCCTAACTGGCTTGTCAATGATACATTTGAAAGACAAGCTGTATGTGAAATGATCGACAGAGTATTCGAAATTGACGACAGAGATAAAGCAATAGATTTCATTAATCAAAATGAAAAACTTTGGATGATGGTGCCCGGTACTAGGGGTGCTATTGGCAAAAAAACAATCAATGCTAGTACACAATTCGGAAACTTATTTGAAGAGGCATAATGACAGTACCAAAAATTAGTATAGAAGCTAAATTGCTTCAACATTTTTCAAAAGAAGAACTTGAAGAAATGACAACAGAAAAAAAAGAAATGTGGATTAGATTTTTTGAAAAAGGTGGGAATATAGAAAAACTACCAGACCACATAACAAAAGAAATGCTTGATAATTGGAGGTTTTAGTGAAGCGTGAATATTCAGGTGTAACTAAAGATGATGCTGTATTTTTTACAGGCATCGAAGTAGAAAAGACACCAGCATACGGTAAACAAACTTTGTTTGTAACAGGCATTCAAGACTATAACAAAATCAAAGAATACTATAACAACTTAGGTTGTGAACATATATTCTTTGGTGCTAATCACAGTTATAATCCTAAAACAAATGATGAATTCGAAGACTGGGAATTTATGATCAAAGCATTTCTAGATGAAGGAATACTTTGTAGTTTAGATATACCTAGTACTGTTAACCTGTCTTGGGTGTTAGAAGGCGGGTATACTGAATTCAACAACTTTATCCCACAAATTAGATTAGTAATTCCATATGTAGATCAATGGAACTATAACACTATGGTTAAGATTGATGATGTAGGATATGATGAAACTAACCCAGGAGTATGGTGCCACAGTTTACATGACTTGAAAAACAGAGACAAGTTTACTAGTTGGGATCAATATACTAAAGATAAGGAGATAGATGATGAGTAAAGTTAAAACTGAAATGCGTGAATTACAAGAACAACATAAGATGTTAGACCGTAAAACAACCGATTTAGAAAAAGAAAGAAGAG